TTATTTGTTTTGTATATGCTTTATTTTAAATTCTTTCAGTGACTTTTCTATCTTTTGATAAAGGTCTGTTGTTTTTGTTGAGTATGTAGATAAAGAGCCCCTAGGCTCATCTGCGAATCTGAATAATTCATCTGTATCTGCATATATTGATACTAACTCATTATAAGCATCTTTACAACTGGAAGGATAATCATTTAGTTGTGGCATTATAGCCTCGATTGAATCTCTCTTTTGTTTTAGTCTCTTATAGGTATCTGTTGTGATAATAAACTCCTGATGCTTCGCTAAGGCTTCATTGAAATCAGTGCAATATTCTCCATTGTATTCATGATCGTAAATTACTTTTCTCCAAGTATCACAATAATGAAGAGTTATTGCTTCACTTAAATCAGCTTCTTTCTCAATCATAGAAGCGGTATTAGAGAGTTTTGCTATATACTCCTTTTCTGAATTACATGAAACCAAAACTATGGCTAGTATCGCACTCAAATAAAAAAACTTTTTCATCATATCGTTATTTTTGTTACACAATCAATTTATTAGAATCCTGTTTGTAATACTGTATTAGAGTATTACAAGATTGATATTTTATATTCAAAAAAACATTTATTTTATTACTTGAAGAATATCCAATGATACGCTTATTTGATTCTTCTGGAATTCTAAAATTCAGAAAGGGACTTTGTGAATGCGAATATAGTGAAATGAAAATAACAACGAGCATCAGCAGAGTTTTCTTCATGTGTTTAAGTATTTTGTTTGTTATCGTTTTCTCTATAAACAATGTTTGTATTTCCGCTATAAAGTTAACGCAAAACATTGATAACGCCAAAATAAAAGGGTAGTAAAGTTAACAAAATAGATTTTTACTCTAAATTAAATAAGAAAATGAGGATAATGCTAGAAACCTGTTCAAAGATAGTTCAAAGAATTGCCCTTTTTATTTGCCCCCAAACGGGGATAATTACACTTATCCTATATATAATAAAAAAGCCAATACTAATTGTACTGGCTTTATTTTGTGAATCTTGACTTGATTTTCTTCGTCGGGGTAGCGGGATTCGAACCCACGACCCCCTGCTCCCAAAGCAACGTGATAATAAAGGGTATTCAGCTACATATCAGTCAATTATAATGATGTGAGCTAACCATTTCAAAGATAGTTCAAAGAACGCTATTTTGAGGACCTTATTTTAGCCCTTTCTAATTCATAATTCAAGAGAGCTATCTCTTGTTCTTGGGCACTGTTTTTCTGCAATGCTTTCCGAAGCAGCTCCCGGAGGGAAGCGATTAATTTATCTTTTTCTTTCATACATTTATATATTAAGATAAAACACTATGAGTATATTTTATTCATAACCCCCATTCTTTTGTTCTTCTTTATCATTCCTTTCCTTCATTTCTAATTTAGCAACAATATCAATATCAGCAAACCCCATTACTAGATTTTCTCTTCGTTTCTCTAAGTCTAAAAACATTTTTATATACTCTTTATAAATGTCGGTATCTCCGAAATTAAAGATTTCAGTTTTTAATATTATGAATTCATCGTTATGTGATAAGTCTAAGTCTTTAAAGTTTGAAGCCAAATTTCCGCTATGATAGCCTTTTTCCAATCTCTTTATAGTAGACTCAAAGTCATTTAATACTAAATCTAAATTTGATAAGCACTTCTGAATATTAGAAACTGCCCCATTTCCATATTTGAAAAAAGATACTATGGCTTTTGTCATAATTAAATATACTATTCCGAATCTACCAGATAGTGTACTGTTATTTATAAGTAAGGTGTATCCTTCAAAATAGTTCATAAGACCTCCCATATAGTACTCATTTTTTTTTAAAGTATCATATTGAGATTTATCTATTTTTTTATCAATAAGCACATCTAACCCACAGGTTATTTTATGCAGTTTTTCTTTTTCGGCTTTTATATCTCTTATTAGGTCTTTTTTAAAACCGACATAACTAGAAATTTGCCACCCGAGTAATATTGTGGTTAGCAATGCAAGGATACCAACTAATATTCCCATCCAATCAGCTTTCATCGGAGTGGTTCTAAAAAATGTAAATCCTACAGCTAGTAAAGCGAAAAATAAGGCAATTGATGATAGCCAAATGGATATTTTATTTTTCATTTTCTCTCACGCTTAAAATCCGCCATTGTACCATTCCTGATTTAATTGTTTGGTTTACATAGTCTTCAACCCATTGCTCGGCGCATTGTTTTAATACTGTACTACTATTTACATCTGCAGAGAAAGGTAATTCGTAAGTAGTATCATTCAATTCAAATTTTACAATATAATCTTTCATAACATCACATTTTAGTTACACAATCAATTAACTAGACTACTAATTTTTATCTGATACTAGTCTATTTTCCTATTTCTTTTTGAATATCAATTAACTCATAACTAGTACTTTTCCTTCCATCTTTAAAAGTAAAATTGCGCTCAAGAATCATCATGGTACAATTTTCATTAGAATATCTTCTAATATATTCTACAATCATATCCTCATCAATATCTTCACTTATTTTACCATGTTTTATGTTGCCATCTTCATCCAAAAATTCAAATTTACCAGATTCAACAAATGCTCCTTTGAAAACACCATTTATTCTTATGTTGTTTTCTTGACAATGTGTTGATGTAGTTCTTGCGTACCCTGTCATATTATCATCTACACTTAATTCCACATAATGGCTACCCGATTCCATTTTTAGCATACTATTTTCTGACGCTAACTCCTTGAAGAAATCTTTTAAATAAGTAAACATTCTGCTAGGATGATTGGAAACTAATTTCTCATACTGTTCTTGGTCAGTAGCTGTAGCTTGGATAATATCCATGACTTCCTTAATAGAATTAGCTGCGTAATCTTCTGCAAAAAGGTCTTCATTATTCATTAAAGAGAGTTCAAAACCAAATGAACCTTGAGGTAAACCTGTTAGAAACATTTCTCCCATTTTAGTTTTCCCCAGTTTACCTCTTTTTCCTATACGTTCTTCTCCATAGGCATCATAAACTATTTGGGTCTTTATCATACCTTGTATCGAACTCATTGTTTTGCTAGCAAATGAAGACTTTATTCCCATAGAACCCAAAACTGCATTTCCCGCAAATAGTAAACTAATCTTTGCTTCTACAGAATGTTCTTCTAATTCCTTTAGTTGTCTTTTTATATCTTCTATACGATTTTCTAAGGATACTTTCATTAATAGACTATCCTTAGAAACTTCTAATAATTGTTGTGTTTCAGTTAATTGCCACTGAAGCCACTCTTTTTTTGAATGATTTCCCATAATCATAGTGAATTTAAAAAGTTTAAGGCTTCATTATCTGAATCAAGGGTATTGTACAATGGTAACTCAATCATACCTTTCCATACCCCAGCCCTATTATGACTAAACAATTGAATCCAATATTTGGTCATTTGGACAGTCATTAAAGGATTCTGGTCAAATATCACAAGATAGTGGTCTACATGATATTGGCTTTTTGAAAGAGAGGGAGATGCAAATGCTGGAAATTTAATAATTATATCTTGCTCGAGTTGAGGAGATATCTGTGATATAAAACTCACCACATCAATATCATGTGGAGCTCTTTTTTCTGACGCTTCAATATTCTCTGTAAAACTCCCATCAATCCATTGGAATCCATTTACAATATTCTTTTTACATGCCTCTAATCTAAAATAGATAAATCCTTTTAAAATCTCTATTCTTTCAGATGATGTTGCAAACTTTTTACAGAATTCCATAATATCTGTTTTATATGGTGATATTTTACTAGTATCTGTGGGATTCCCTAAATGAGGAGGGAGCACGTTGTTATAATTAAAATCAGGAATTGAAGCCATAATATTTGTGCTTTATATTATAATATTTTGTTTGTGATTACTCCCTTAACGAGAAATACCCGGAGTATCTTAGCTTTGTCTATTACCATCTCGTCGAACTCTTCTAGGTTCTTTGGGACTAAGCGCCACTTGTTGGGATTATCCTTGCAGTTACGGATATACTTCACGGTCCTGTAGTCATCTGTAATAATAAGGTATGCCTCTCCGGGAAGAACACTATCCAAACCTACCTCCTTGATAGCTATAATAGAACCATCATTGATATCCGGGATCATAGAGCGTCCATAAGCTGGTACCGCACAATCGCAATTCTGAAAAGCGGGAATGTGCAGGTAGTAATTTGGAATATTAGTCTGATCGTTGGGAAGTTCGTCATATCCCATGGTAACATCAACGTCATAATAGGGAATTCCTTTTGTACTTGAAGCTTTGTCAACGTCTGTATTCGTTATTAATGTCTTTTGAGGATATATCATTTCACCCTTTTCTTCAATTATCCAAACTTTGTTTATATTCTTGTTTAATGAACATAAACGTTCGATAAAATCATTAGGTAATGGCACTTTCCCATTTATCACTTGCGAAAATGATGACTTATTTGAGTAGCCTAGCAGTTTACCAACTTCTTCTTGATTATCTGCAACACGTTGCCCTATTAACCACTTTATTGCAAGTTTTATCCTTTCGTTTATTGTCATACAAACTTAATTTATATTAAAAAACTAAACATTGTTTATATATAAAGTTGTTTTCTATATAAACATAATTTATATTTGCACTATAAAGTTAACGCAAAACATTGATAACGCCAAAATAAAAGGGCAACAAAGTTAACTAAATAGATTATTTACTCTAAAAAAGACAAGATATGAAGAATCTAAATGAAGTAATGCGCATCCTAGGCGGAAGTAAACGTTTTGATTTCGAATACAATGAGAACGGATATTCCTGTATTCTAGTAGTTTCAAGTTACCACTCCGGTGAAGAAGTAAGACTCGACCTTTCTAAACTTGATGACGAAATGCTTGAAGCCTTGCAAGTAGAAGATAAAGATAATAAAGAAATGGAGGATTAAGTCATGAAAGTGAGAATCAAGAATGTAATCGGTTCAACTGGTAACGAATGGCTTCTATGGGAGCTAAAAAAGGAAGCAGGAGTAAAAGAAGGAGATATAGTTGAGGGTAAATTCAATCCTAAAAATAAGGCAGTAGACTTTACTAGGGGTACAACAGAATGTGTCGCTTGGCTCGGAGAAACTTGCGAAGAAGTTAAAGACTAAAATAATAAAGCATGCAGGTTTAGTTTTCGATGCAAACCCTTTGAGAATGCGCCTTCCGGTAATGGAGAATCTGAAAGAGGTTACGAGATAGAATGAATCTTTAATCATCCGCGCAACAGCGATACGTTGTCCTTGGCAGGCTTGGTCGCTTTCCAGGGAACTAATTACTATAATATAATAATGTATATGGAAAATCAATTAGAAACTATCAAAGCTAATCTGCCTTACGGATACGAAAAGCAGATTGCGAAGGAGGTAGGATGCTCACAGGGTACAGTGCACAATATCCTCAACAACAAACCTGCTTCCGCTCGTTCAACCTACAAAGCTAAAGTATTGAATGTCGCTGTAAGAATGGCTAATGAAGCCCTCGAAGCTACAAAAGGAGTTTCCAGAGCGGCAGCCGAATTAGAGATTTTGCATCATGGATCTGCAAGCTGATTCTACCTTAACCAAGAGGGAAAATCAAATAGCAGGATTGGCTGCCTGTGGCCTAGCAAAGAAAGAGATTGCCGACAGATTAGGTACTGCCTATGGTACGGTAAATGTCCTGCTCGACAAGGCTTATAAAAAGACAGGAACCAGCAAACTGAACGAACTTGGTGCTTGGTGGATAAATAGAGTGTTTGCTCTAAATATTGACTTCAAGCAATTGCAAAAATCGCTAATCGCTCTCTCATTTCTTGGAATTATTGCCTTTCAAATTGCATTTGACTGCAACAACGACCTTAACCGGAGTCGGCGGGCAAGAATACGAAGAAATAGGATTGAAGAAGTATATGAACTCTAATCAATATTAATCAGGCAGCATAGCATAGAGATGCAGATGTGTTTCAGTAATTAAAAGCTCAACACCATTCAAAAGTAAAACAAAGAAACAGCCTAATTAGAGATTATGGAAAATTGCTTCGAAATGATGGTCGCACGATGTATTAAGATCGGAACTGTTCAAACGTTGACGATGTTAGGGCTACTTCCCGAAGTAGTAACTATATCACAAGCGGAAGATATATACGGAAAACGCCTGATTACAGAATGGCGCGAAAAAGCCTGGATTAAGTTTTATCCGGCAAATAATAAGGAAAGAGGAAAATATTATGTGAAGCGGTCAGAACTGGAAACAGCTAGCGCAATGATGGATTTGCATAATAAAGTTCCGGACAATATCATCAAACAATTAATGCAGACAGCTGTATGACACAAGTTAAACAAGGAGCTTCCTTATTAAAGGAATTACAGGATAAGATAGGAAAGCAGTTGGATGAAAGAGAAAGCGCTATTAAAAATTACAGTCCTTCTCCCATCAAATGTAGTTCATCAAAAACAGATATCAGAAAAGAACCTACAGCTGAAGACATACTCTTAATGGAAGAATACAGCCGTGGAGTATACCAAGGAGACTAATAAATAACTAATATTTAAACAATTATGAGTAACAGTATTCAAATTAGAGTGGAGGAGCTAAACGCACTTCCAGTAACGAAAATTGTCGAAAACGAGAAAGTAGAACAGAAGTTCATCGGTATGTATAACGCTATTTGGGGTACGGATATGGGTGAACAGATTTACAACCGAGAAAAATTTCATTTCAACAAGTTGTTGACTGAAACACCATCTTTACAAGAATGCACGAAACTATCCCTTTTCGGTTGCTTTCTTGACATGGCAGTGAATGGTCTTTCACTTGACCAATCAGGCAGACCGCAGTGCTATTTAATTCCTCGTAGTGCTAAAGTGAAAACTGCTAATGGTGAGGTATGGGAAAAACGTGCTGGGCTCACAGTTTCAGCCTATGGTGAAGTATATATGCGCCAGCGTGCCGGACAAGTCCGCTATGTAGATAACCCGGTAGTAGTATTTGAAGGTGATAAATTTCGCCCAATAATAGGACTAAACGGCGCTAAATCAATAGAGTATGAAGGAGCTTTCCCTAGAAAGTCAGACAAACCGGTTGCTGTATTTATACGTATTGTACGCAATGACGGATCGGTTGATTACTCTTGGATGATGGAATCAGACTGGAAACGTTTATCAACTTTTTCAGCAAAGCAAAACAAAGGAACGGCAAACTCTCTGTATACCTCCAACGGCGGACATATTGATACAGGATTCCTAGAAAACAAAATGATTAAACATGCTTTCGATGCATATCCCAAAGTACGAACTGGCAATTATACATCTATGGAGACACAACAGGAAGAACCTGTTGTTGATTACGGGCTAGTCGATGAAGAAAAGGTTAATGAGCCTATTCAATCTACAGCCTCTGCAGATGATACCAAAATACCTTTTGGGGAAGAAAAACAATTAGACGCTCCGGAGCCCGTTCAAGTGGCAGTATCTGACGATGATGCAGACGGAGGCTTCTAGCTATTACTAACCAATTTAAGAAAACGATTATGGCAACAGAATTAATCAAAATAGACGAAGTAAAAAACATTTTTTCATCATTTCCCGAAATTATGGGAAGGAATACTCTCTCCGTAAAAAAATGTAATGAAGCAGGACAGGCTCTCCTTGATACAATCGAGGGAGAAGGTATGAATGAAACGATAGATCAGGCTGCAGCTGACTTCTTGAAAAAAGTAAATACTACTCTCAAGAATATGGACGAACGTCGCAAGCCCATCACACAGATATTCGATAAAGTTCGTTCTTTCTTTACTTCACAAGAAAAAGAAATTGATCCGAAGGATGCTTCTACAATACCAGGAAAGCTTGTGGCAAAGCGCAATGAGTATGCTAAGTTCAAATATGAAGAAGAGCAGAAGAGAAAGAAAGAAGCCGAGCAAAGAGTATTAATCAATAATGAAAAGGCAAGCTATCAACAAGCAATAGAAAATGGACTTCTTTCTTATTTCAGTTCATATCTATCTTCTAAGGTAACCGAGCTGCAGAATATTTTTTCGGGATTGACTTATGTAAACTTTGATAGAGAAGTAATCGGTATAACTGTTTTCCAAACTGATTACCCGAAAGCTCATTTTGATAAATTCACTGCTGAATATGCTACCTATTATATCAATAAGGAGATAAAAGCAGAGATTCGCAAAAATACATTGCTGGGTAAATATGAGCAATATGCTCAACAGTATAAGGCTAAAATTTCAAGTGTTAAACAAGATCTTATCGACCGTATTCCGTCTAAGCGTAAAGAGTTGGCTGAACTGGAACAGCTTCGCTTGGCAAATGCAGAAGAAGCCGCAAAAGCAGAAGAATTGCGCAAACAACGAGAAGCAGAAGAGGCTGCCAAACAATTACAAGAGTTAAAGAGAAAGGAAGAAGCAGATAGGCAGGAGGTTGCAATGAAAACGCAACAAAGCTCAATCGGTAATCTTTTTGCTGGTGCTGCTGCATCTGTTGCACCTCCACCGACAAACGCTAAGGTAAAAGAAAAGATTGTTGTTCTTCATCAGCAAGGATACTTGGAAATATTTCAGATGTGGTGGATAGGCGAGGGGCAGACTCTTCCTTTTGATGAGTTAGAGAAGATCTTTAAAAAGATGACTACATACTGCGAGAAGAAAGCAAACAGTAAAGATCAGACACATATTGAATCACAATTCATCAGCTACGAAGCAGATGTAAAAGCTAAATAGTTATGTCAAATCCCGATTCATACTATTCACGTTCGGAAGTCAGTAATTCAGATCTGACAGAGCTTAAAAACTATCTTTATCCCCGTGTTCAATACGGGGATAAAGAAAAGGCTTTCAAGTTCGGTACTCTCGTAGATGCTCTTATCACAGAGAATGACCGTGTCCGGTATGACAAGCTGATGGTAGACGATTACTTGTATACGACAGAAGAATTTGAGCTAGGGCTTGAAATGCGTAAGGCGCTCCGGAAAGAGGCAGAGAAAGATCAATTCCTGGCTGTCGTGTTGGCGCAATCTGATACACAGAAGTTCATGGTAAATAAGCAGCAGGAGTTCTATTATGGAAATTTTGCCTACCATCTTGATACACGATGTAAATGGGATTGGTGGTTGTCTGCTTACAATTTTGGAGGTGATTTAAAAACGACTTTTGCAGAGTCACAGGCGCAATTTGATGAAGCTATCGACTTTTTCGACTGGGACCGTTCCCGTGCCTGGTATATGGATATTGCAGGGAGCAATAGAGATTTCATCTACGCAATCTCAAAAAAGAACTGTAAAATCTTCAAGCATTTTATCACCGACCGTAACCACCCTACGTATATCAAGGGGAAAGAGAAATACGAGGACCTTGCTTTTAAATGGTGGCAACTAATGGTTTAAATATATTTTAAGTGAAAACAATATGAACTTACTAATCACTCCAAAAGAACAAATTTTGGCTGAATTACAAAATATTGATTCTTTTCTCAATATCACAATGAGCGAAAATGCTGAAGAAGCCGTACAGCGTGGCAATGACCTGGCTGTATATGTTGCTCGCTCCGGCAAACTGCTTGCAGACTCGAAATACTGGCTTAATGAGACAATGAAGTCCGAGGTCATGCAAACACTCGTTGATACAGCTAAAAATGCGAAAGCGACAGCAACAGCGATAAATGCCCTAATTAGTTCTTTATGCCGGGAGGAGCGATATCTCGTCGATTGGTGCGAACGTTGTAACCGGACAGCAACACATCAATTATCATGGTGTGTAACTGTGATAAGTAAAGCAAAAGAGGAAATGAAAATGGCCGGAATGCATAACAACAAAAAGTAATTATCATGAAAATTTTAAGAAAAATTACAATCGGACTGGCCGTTGTCGGCCTGTTTACAGCATTATCTTTTTCTCAAAGAGAAGATGCAACATCAAGAGAAATAACTACGGCTGCCGTCATGGGAGTTGTATCAACATTTAGTATTATCACTTTATCAACCAAAGAAGATTATGGAACAAGTAAAAAATGAGATCAAAAAGGCAGTCGTTAAGAAAGATCGGCTGAATGTAGTGTACAATGAGCGTTTTTCTGAATCAAACTACACAAATGTAATAAACAAGAGCTGTGATCAGATCATTCACAGTGATTTAAGAGAAGCGTTTAGCCGTCTTAAATTGCATCTTGTCGTATTGTGTGAGCAGCCGGAAGCATCTAAAATCGATAAGGATAGTTTTACTTCTCCTGGCTATGCAGAAACCTTAGAAAACTATATTATTACAGGTTATGCGAATGACAGTGTCGATGGGGTTTCTGGAATAACTATCATGGGATCCAAACTTCTTCAGTCCGGCAAAGTCGTTGACTTGAAAATCTTCGTTCCTCTCCTTGACGAACAATATCTCTACTACGAAGAATTAAGCATTGATGCAGCTGCATGTGATGCTGAAGTAGAAAGTTACCTATTTGAAGAAAAATGGGGAATTAGACAAGAACGTCTTGATTTCGAAACCGATGAACCAGAAGAAGCTATCATAGTGGAAGAAAAGCCGAAGAAAAAAGGAAGAAAAAAACAGATAGATGCTCCCGCACCTCTTGACGCAACCGCATAACTTACAATCACCATAGGGGGAAATTATCCCCCTATAAAATACTCTAAATCATGAATATTGAATTAAAAGGAGATAACTTTGAATTATCATTCAAGTATAAACCTTCTATTGTAGATCGAGTCCGACAAATTCCCGGAAGACGTTTTGACGGTGCAAAAAAAGTTTGGATAGTTCCAGCTCGGAGTAGAGTTGACCTTGAAAGAATGATTTATCAAATACGGCAATTTGAGAATATCAATTGGGTAAATGGTACAGAAAAAAAGGAGGAGGATATCGCTTATGATATTCCGGAATTACCTGATTTAACCGTTCCGCACAATTTGAAAATTCAGCCTTATCCTTATCAACTTAAAGGTATTGCACGTGGTTTGCAACTTAAACGATTTATGAATTGCGATGAACCAGGCTTGGGGAAGACATTACAGAGTATAGCAACAATTAACCTCGCAGACGCTTTTCCTTGTCTTGTTGTATGCCCTTCATCATTAAAAATCAACTGGCTACGTGAATGGGAGAAGTTTACGGATAAAAAGGCGATGATCCTAACCGACAAGGTACGTGATACATGGACTTTTTTCTTTCAGACAGGAATGCACCAGGTATTTATTGTTAACTATGAATCATTAAAGAAGTACTTTGTACAACGTATAAAGAAAGCTGAAGGCTGGACGCTGCGAGATGTGGAATTTAGAAACTCAATCAATTTATTCAAGTCTGTTATCATTGATGAAAGCCATCGTTGCAAATCTGCATCAACCCAGCAGGCTAAGTTTTGCAAAGGTATTTGTACCGGCAAAGAATGGGTTATTGAATTGACGGGAACACCGGTGGTAAATCGGCCTAAAGATTTGATTCCGCAGTTGGCTATTTTAGATCGAATGAACGATTTCGGTGGATATAAACCATTTGTTGATAGATACTGTTCCGGACAGAGAGAAGCATCAAATTTGAGAGAATTGAATTTTAACCTATGGAAGTACTGTATGTTTCGTCGTGAAAAGTCACTTGTCCTCACAGATCTTCCCGATAAAATACGGCAGGTGAATACTTGCGAAATCACAAATCGAAAAGAGTATATGGATGCAGAACGCGACCTTATTATGTATCTACAGAAATACAAGGACGCTGACGACGATAAGATAGCTAAGGCAATGCGCGGTGAAGTGATGGTACGTATCAATATTCTACGGCAGATCTCCGCTCGCGGCAAAGTACGTGATGTGATTGAATTTGTGAAAGACTTCCGGGAGAATGGAAAGAAGATAATTCTCTTTTGTTCGCTTCATGAAGTTGTAGATCAACTGAAACGTTACTTTCCCACTGCCGTATCTGTTACCGGAAGAGACTCACAGGACGAGAAGCAAAGAGCCGTAGACGCTTTTCAGAACAACCCGAAAGCAGATATTATCATTTGCTCAATAAAAGCCGCTGGTGTAGGTCTTACCCTTACAGCATCAAGCAATGTAGCCTTTGTTGAGTTTCCCTGGACGTATGCAGACTGCTGTCAATGTGAGGACCGGGCACACCGTATCGGGCAAAAGGATTCTGTAACCTGTTACTATTTTCTTGGCCGTCGGACGATAGATGAGAAGGTTTATCGAATCATCCAGGAGAAAAAGAATATAGCTAATGCTGTAACTGGTTCTACCGAGGATATTGAAGAAAATATCGTCGATATGGTTGCACGTATCTTTGATACTGATTATGATGATGAATAATTTAAGTCAATAAAGAAAGGAGTCAATATGCGTGAAGACATAATGTACATGATAACCTACCCAGATGGTACACTTATGATGAATACTCAAAAGTATTACCGAAGAGATTGCGTCAGGTACTGGCTGTCTGGAACTAATTGGACATGGAAACAGATGTACAAGAAAGGCTTTCGCTGTAAAAAAGTGAAAGTTACATTTGAAATAATTGACTAATAACAATTCAGTAATGAATATGAGAACAATAAAATTCAGAGGTAAAAACTTATATAATAACGAATGGATATTTGGTGACTTGATTCAGTACGAAAGTGGTGAAATGGCTATTTTCAGCAAAAAACTTTCCCAATATGGATGCGAAGCTACTGAAATGTTTAATAGAAGTAAGGTAGAAACTACAACTGTGGGACAATTCACAGGCTTATTAGACAAGAAAGGGATGGAGATCTATGAAGGGGATATTCTTCACACTGTTACATTTGGTTTTGAACCAGAAGAATATACTGCAATTATCCTATATGATAATTGCCGCTTTCAACTATCTAATGGTCGAAATTTATTCTATTTCGGGCAATCTGACCTTACAAGAATGGATGATACTATCGTGATTGGTAATATCTATGATAATCCCGAATTAATTATCCCATAACAAGAACTGATATGAATAAATTATATTTCATTGAGGATTAACTATTAACAAAAATAATATAGAATTAAATGAAGCGTCCACAGAGCAATGGGTTATTTGAAGTTACAGGAGGTCAAGAGAAAGAACGAGGTTTCTGCTGTATGAAGCTGATAACTTTCCTCTCCGCTAATAATGTAACAGATTGGGATGAATGGCATGGAGCGCATCTTTCTGCTATGTCAGGAAGATGCCCGTATGCTTCGCAATGTCCGATTCATGAGAGAACGATAACAGCAGTAGGTAGAAGACCAATACAATTTAGCTTATTTTGAATTAATGACTAAAGAAAAGTGTATTTTATGTGGAAAGGAAACGGTGTCGGTTATTAAAACCGATACCGGCTTTATGTGTTATAATTGTTATGCAGATCAGCGTAATCCTCCACGTTCAAAAGAAGTACATAATAACGAGGAAGCTCGCATACAAACAGAGTTCTTTAAACTTATTCCTCTATATTTTCCTAATATACCTGACAAACTTATATTTGCCGTTCCGAATGGTGGAAGTCGTCATGTACGGGAAGCTGCTAACCTGAAACGTCAAGGAGTAAAGCCAGGTGTTTCTGATGTGATCGTACTTATTCCCAAAAAGGGTTTTGCTTCTCTTTGTATAGAGTTTAAAACGAGGGTAGGGAAACAGTCAGAAGAACAGAAGGAGTTTCAAAAACAAGCGGAATCATGCCGTAATAAGTATGTGGTAGTTCGAAGTGCATCACAGGCAATCGAAGAATTACAAAAATATCTTTCTTAATAGAATTGAAATATGTAATACTGAAATTCCACAGATTGAAATAGCTTTTATATGATAGGGGAGAGGGCATCTGTTTTTTTTATATCTTTGCTCTAAAATTACAAGTATGACATTTGAAGAAGCAGTTTCTTTGGTTGACAGAATTAAAGATCAGGTTGTCGGAGCTCCTGTAAAAGGTAGGCTCATTGAATCTTTGTTCATTGGGCCTACAAACTGGGAAGAAATGCATGTTTTTATGAATATCTGTCTTCAAAAAGGGGAAGATGAAGCTATCGACGAGTTTATTGGAAAAAGTTTCTCCGTGTATGGCAGGTCAGTAACTTATATTAATCCTGACCTTCCTCGGTGGGATGTAACCGTGTTAGACGATTGGGAAAAGACGATATACAATTAAAAAAAGTGTATGTAATGAGCAAACCCTGACCTCTTTTGTTTTAATACAAAGAAGCAGAGTTATGAAAAAGCAAATAGAAATACATAAAATAGATATATCCTCTTTATTGAAGTCTTATAACGCAGAACTGATGGATGCTTACGTTATTGATAATGATTTTATAAAGAAAGTACCAACAGATAAAACGACATCATTACAAAAAGCAACACTCCATTATGCCCCTAATAATTATTACTAATATTTTCATACTATAATATTTACCATCGAGATTGGTTTTATTTTTCCAGAAGGAATACCAAGATTCATTAATACTTGTTTCTTACAGATAAAATCATTATTATAATCACTAATAATCCAATCTACCTTTTTATGATCAATTATTCTTATTATCTTCTTGTAATAAGGTTGATCTACTTCATCAATATTATGTCCTAATACATAGACTTTTTGTATGTTTTTAAGGTTAGAGAAGAAATTGCCATGGTTTTTAATATTGGCAATGCAATCCTTGTAGATGCTTGAAAAAAAATTATTAATAGCTATATATCCTCTTTCTATCGAGTAATCATATTTCTCACCTTGTTCTTCACGCCAAAGCCTCTGTTCTTCTTTACTTAGCCCTTCTGGCATAATCTTATGATATACATCTCCCCATTTTAGAGAGTCCCAAGCATGTCCAAACAGAAGTTTTTTCCCCTCACCTATTTTATTATGTATATATGTTATTTTTTCACGAGGAATGCTGTATTTTGTTTCCAAAAAGTCTGTATAATTAAAATTAAGATATAAAGCATTAGAATCTAATTTAATTCTTTTTTTATCATCAAAATTGGAAGATTGAGTTATTTCATATATCCAGCTATTAAGAGCTTCCTGCAATCCATCTTTCAACGAGCTTAACTCTTTTTTAATATATATTTCTAAATTATACCAATCACGGTCGCGAAAATCCTCACCCCAATTAGGAGTATAATCTCCAAAGTTTTCTTCCAAAATTGAGGGGTCAAAATCTTTTAATTTTTCTTCAAAATTAGACCATAATGCAGAGGTTTCATTAATATCATAATAATTCCCTAATTGGTAAAATAAGTCCTCATTAGTAGATTCTAAATATTTCCTAAAATCTTTATAACTAGTTTTGAGTCCATGATGTAAATCAAAACCATTTCCAATTATATACAATACTCTATTCTCTTTTTCCTCATGAATAACTTTTCTTTTTACCATTTTACACCTTTTGAGGAAATATTCAATAGCACGAAAAGAGTTAATTTTGTTTGTATTTTTTCTCTTTTTTCTTCTCTTATTATGTGGGCTATGCCAATTCATATTCTTTATTTTCTATAAAATTAGAAAGTGTTAGATTCTTGTACAGAAACTTTTGTCATAATTATACTATTGCTGATTCGTACGGCTTTTTCAATTCTTCTACTTTTTGATAAAAATCTTTCATAAGAGGTTCATATCCTAAGGAAATTACTCTAAATTCTTTATTTTCACGTATTTTTTTTTTCTATTTCTTTTATAGGTTCTATATATCTATCTACTTTGTCTGATAATTTTATATTAGAAGGAGATTGTGAATCAGGTGACATAACATAGAACTGGTCTTTTACTACGCATATTCCTCCTCCTGGATGAATTTCCATGAGACTAAAATTCGTTATAGAATTTTTCAGTTGTTCCAAAGACCATGTATAATCATCTCTTTCAAGATACATTGAATATAATAAACTTGTATGCAAAGCCGAAAAACAAGCAATATATTTACTGTCATGTTCATATTTAAATGAAAGTACTATATGTAAAGATTCGTTCACCTCATTATTTAAACTGATTAAATCTTTCTCTTGTCGTAAAATCCTAGATATCACTTCTGTAGATTTTTGTTCCTGTTTTTCAATACTATCTTTAAATTCTTTATTTCTACTTTCGATCTCTCCCTTAAGCTCTATTCTTTGTTTTTCAATATCTTTTTTAAATTCAATTGCATTATAAATCTGATATCCTACAAGAACAGTTACAATAATTCCAATAAAAGTTACAATAATTCCAATATATGTTGATTCTGTCACTTCAAAGGGAACCACTCTTAAAAGTGAAAAACCTATTGCTACAATAGCAGCAGAAAAAAGCATCAAATTAATTACCCATTGTTTCATGTTAATATACTTTATAACAGTTTGCTTTATTAATTACAATAAATGCAAATATAACTATAGTTTTCAATAATACATTATTTTAGGATAAAATATATGTAATCGTTATCTTTCTACAAAAGACTGCTACTTCTACTTCTTAAAAAACTCCTATAAGCAAGCCATCCAAACACAAGTATAAATAATCCGGCATATACATCCATATTGTGTAAATTCCACCATGATAGCTCAATAAGCCTTTCCTTTTGATTAAGGAAGGCATCTACCTTATTACTAAGAGTATCCAACTGATTGGAGAACTGCTGTAAGGTAATAGATAATGATTCATCAATTTCCATCCTTTCCTGCTCATGTTTGGAAGCGGTGGTAGTACTTTCTTTGACTGGATACTGTTTTCCTGTCGAATCCGGAAGTGATAAATAAACTGTTTTATTCTCAATTTTCAGATCACTCAACTTGTCAGTAGTAATCTTCGTTTGCTTACTTGCATCAGCCCTCAATGACTCAATTATACTTTGAATACGACTCAATTCACCGGAATAGTCTACTTGCTTTTGAGTTTCCATATTCCGGGAAGTCTTGCAGGAAGTAAACCATATTCCCGACATCAGGAATATGGTTATATAGATTAGCGTTTTCATGGTCGGATCACTGTATTACGAAGAAAATTAGAAAATTCACTCCTGACATCGAAGCAGGGACAAGCCTTGATATATTCTGCCGGCTCTACTTCACCACTGCCGTCCAGATCCGGCGAAGTATCACGGTGTCCGAGTACTTCAATTATAGGATATTCCTTACAAAGCTTTGCGACCAATTCGCGTAGTGCTGCCCTTTGAGCTGGAGTACGAGTATCAGCAGGCTTTCCGGCTGCATCTAAGCCACCGATATAACAGATACCTATACTGTGCTTATTATACGAAGATTCGCTAAAACCTTTCGTATTGCAATGCGCTCCATCGATGGAAAGCGGGCGACCATTCTCAACCATTCCGTCAAGGTCAACAATGAAGTTATAACCGATTTGATTGAATCCCCGAGCCCGGTGCATCCGGTCAATATCTTTGGCTCGTAAATCCTGTCCGGCACGCGTGGCCGAACAATGGATGATAATTGCATCAATAGTTTTCATTTTGCGTCTCCTTTTTGTAAGTAGTTCGTTAAATAGGGGATGTTCTTTATAAACTCAACACTTAATACATAGTGCAAGAAAGCTACTACCTTGTAACCATTACTAGAGTTGGGTAGAATTTCTTTGATATTCCTTAGAATATTTACTCCATAGAAATAAAATACGCTGTACGTAATAAATGAGACACATTGCAGAGCACCTTCCGGATTTCCTTTATGCTCACCTATAAAATAGATACAACTAACCAAGGCAAAGAAAATGGTTGCTTCTACGATACACCTCCAAGCTTTTTTAAAAGAAAAACTCTCATGATTGATAAGGAGTGCAGTAAGCAGTCCACAAATGAAATTGAGGGCAAATACAGCAATAAGACTTTTGATCTCCCCAGAGATAGGATTGAGATAAGCAGCTATACCGGTAATCAATCCAATAAGTAAGTTTTTGAAATAATCCATAACCATTTATAATTTTAAATTAATACTTCGTTTCAATGCCTAATTTTATTTATCCAATTCATAACTATATTGTATTCCAATAATTAAATAGGCTTGGTAAATCGGAAAAACTTCTTTCTGAAGAAACCACTGACCTGTCTAACATTACGCCTCCTCCTGCTACATCGACAAAAGAAAAGTGTTTAGAATCAAAATTAATAAGTTCCCATTGTAGCCTGTTTGATTCAAATCTGGTAGCCATTAATCTTACAATAGTACCCTTGTTTTTCACAAATAATGAAATACCATTTCCTTTATATGATACAATACCGTAGTCACTAGCACTACCTATTCGCACACCGCCACCTATGGTGATGTTTTTATCAAGATATACCGTTAAAATTGAGCCTATATACATTTCGGAGTTAGGTAAAACAAAATCTAAGCTTGTGTTATCTTTTACTATGAAGTTCATCGTTTTCGGATATTTATCTTTCGTTGTTTCATAAGAAGTCGAAAACCTGCTGGCAAAAAAACCATTCAAATAAATCCCTCCATTCTTACCGTCTATTTCTATATTAGGAGCAAAATTATCATTCTCAAACTCATCTGAAGGGGCATTGCCTATATATCCAGTTTGTGATATTAGTTTTTCGTTTTTGAAAATTAATCCACCTAAATTAGCATATTCTGCTAACAACAACTGTGTAGCTACACTATCAAACTGTGCACCGAAGGTATTCCATTTACTCGTATCTGTAGGAGTTTTCCCAAAGAATACCCCGGCATCTATCCGAGTAACATAATATACATCATTGTACTTAACTACATCAAGTCTGTATTTAGTGCCGTAATATGTATTTGAATCGCTATAAACTCCTCTAAAAACAGTTGCAGGACTTTCCCCTTTATCCCCTGGTTCTCCTTTATCGCCTTTACCTCCATCTACTCCATTTACTCTTAATGGTACACTCCATTTTTGTAGCAATGTCCCATTTGCCGATTTCTTTGCAATAGTACACCATAAGTATTCAAGGGTGCTTAATGCAGGAATGACAGTATCCCAGCCATTCGGAATATCGGATGTATTTAGTAATTCCGGCGGCGTTGTATTTGAACCATTCTTAGCATACCGATATTCAAAATACGCACCATCCGAACCGTCATTTCCATCTTGACCGAACTTTGCCCATACAGCTGGGGAAGAGAATCCTCCCCATACGCCATTTGTTTTCTTTCTAACACATACCCATTCGTAAATATATGTTGATGTAACACCTCTAGGATCATCCACCCACCCATCAGGTATAAAATCATCGGTTTGTGATATTTCAGTAGGACGAGAGGGAGATGTAGACGCAGTAGTTCTCTTGTAAATATATTCATACCCATCTCCATCCATACCTTTCTCTCCCCATTTAGACCAAACAACAGGAGATGAAAATTCTCCCCATACGCCAGCAATTTTATATCGTACGCAGATCCATTCATATAAATAGGTAGAATTAACTCCTTGAGGATTATCCGACCACCCCAAAGGTACATAGTCCACTTCTTGGGATGTTTCAGGTTTGGTCGGAGGTGTGGATATAGTGGTTTGTTTATAGATAAATTCAACATCTGTACCATCTGCTCCATCTTTTCCATTAATTCCGCTAATACGTATTGGAGTGCTCCATTCTCCTACAACACCTGCGCCACTTACCTTAACCTGTGACATCCAAACATGCATTGTATTATTGGGAGATGTAGGTACTGAACTCCATCCGTATGGGGGAATATCACTGCCGGACGGAGTTGTGGGCTGCGTAGCTTTTGTCATATAAACATATTCTATATGATCTCCGTTTGTTCCGTCATCCCCCTTATCACCTTTATTACCATGAGAAGCAATAATAATCCAATAGGATTTATTAGTAGGTACAATATCCTTTGAAGGAGTTTTGCTAATAAATTTGTAAGAAGAAGCACCGTTCCCATCATCATAAGTAACCTCATCTCCTTCATAATATGTATATAAATTATTATACACACCTCTAAAACAACCGATATAACTTTCTTCTCCACTTCCACTCTGAATAATGGATCCTTTTAGTCGCAATTTGCCATCTCCCTTTGAGTTGAAATCTATAAATTGTTCATTATTACCAACTCTAAACGAATTGTTGACAAAATCAATGAAGTTCAAGCCATCGGAAGACACTACCATGTCAGTAGCTATTCGTCCAGGCAAAACTTCTGTAAAGCCATAAAGGGAAACAAAACTTCTACTACCTTCATACTCGCTGTTAAGCACTCCAGTGAGCAAATGATAATATCCAGCTATCTGTTCCATTTTAATAGCCGTTTCACTCAAGAGGAATGTTCCGGCTTGATTCTCCTTGCCAACTTTAGCATATAGATAATACTTCTTTTTCGGGTCAATGAGTGCCGGAGAATTGTATTCAGCCATATCCCAGTACTTGTATTCATCTGCTTTGTGAGAGGAAGAAAGAGAGCTAATACCTAGTGTCAAATGCTGAATGATTCCTGCCGGAGCATTCAGTATCTTTGTACTTGTATTGAAAGTGATATTGTGAGATTCCTGTACCGGATTCGTTTTTGAATTTACAAAACGGAATTGCAAACTTTCATCACCTACAAGCAGTTGCATGGTTGAAACGGTTATCGGATTGACAGAGCCGGAGAAGTTCAACAGTGCATCTTCAAGCATGGACATCGTTTCCTGTGCGTCGCGAAACCGCCTCTTTGTGAATTGTAGTGCATCCTTATGCTTCTCAATAACTGTCACCTCGTTAGTTTCGATCTTGTTCAGATCACTTGAAACAGACGTGCCTATCGGTTCGTTAGACAATTCAATTTCGGGTGAATACGGATTATTCACAAAACGTTTGATTCCTATCATCCGGATAAGAGAACCTTCCGGATGAAATTGCGTATCATAGAAATCAACATACCCTCCGAGTACTATTTTACCGCCGATCTCCAACCAGCGTTTCTTTGCCCAAATACCGTCCAATGTCCCGGTAAATATGAATGCTTTATCTTCATGTTCATAGAGGTATTTAGCAGCTTCCTTGAAAGCTTCCCAGCTCGCACCCGTTTGTGTGCTATCGTTACAGATATAAGCTTTCGGCAATTGAATTCCGAACACTGCGTATGTATCACCAACCTTCGGTCGCCAGACTTCCGGCTCCGGCATAGTAATACCATCAATTTCCTGCGGAACAATTTCAAATCGACGTGCCTCTTTCTTGTCTTTCGCTTCATGGATATACTTTACTTCGAACTCCTTGCCTGTAAGCATACCAGTCTGGAAAATAACCGTCATTGTTTCTCCTGCAATCAAACAATCCTCAAAATTCAACTCTTCCGGGATGTCTTTATCTACAAAGTCAAAGAAGTTATTCTCCTTGTTCACCTCAATAACAGCACTGACAGTACCGACACGGGAAGGATAAATAGCCGTGCAATCCAGACTATCTTCCTTTGCTGTTGTAAGCTCTTTGTCAGCACGCATGACACAAGTCCCATCCACATCAGTTTTATAAATCCTACCTTCATAAACAAGGGTCTTATCCTTTGGCAGCAATAGATTCTTTGCTCCGTACGTAGAATAGTCAATATTCCGATCTGTCGTGTCAACCAGAATAATTTCGGGCGGTATCTCCCCAAACTGTCGCCCTACTCCTACTTTAAATCCATGCCCTTTCCCGTATGACAGTTTCAAAGGATTCTCTTTGTTATATTCTACTTTACGCAGATGGATAGTCTTAATTTGCTTTCCATTCACAGTTTCCTCGGTAATTTCCCACTCTGTTTCGTACATATCCGCAAGCTGGTTCAAAGCATCATGAATGTACGTATGACTATAATTGATAACTTTCTCTGTACCTTCGATGCAATCACCTATTTTCCAGCCAATACCACGACGATTTAGATTCTCAACCAATAACCGAAGGTGCTCATTTGGTTTAGCAGTATATGGGAATTTGATACGCCTATCAAGAGTATTACGCACTTTCCACAACATCGTATCATATATTCCTGTTTCAAGAATTAAAGTGTACTCAAAGTTACGCTCTCCGTTTTTCTTGAAGCTACTATCTTTCTTGAGAAAATAACGTTTTCCGTAAAGGTCACAGTAGGAACCAACCGGAATTTCAAGATATCCGGGATAATCGAAATATAAAGTTAATGAGCACTCCTCCATGATCGCTTCATAAGAGTAGCTTTCATCTTTTACTTCGAGCTTTATTTCTTCTGAACCATTATATAAAGTAATCATATCTATTATAAGCTATCAATCAATGAAATATGTTCGGCTCAAAGATAACAAATAAGCGTTTATTAAACACACATGCAAGGATAAAAAAATAGAAAATAAAGAATAAGAACAATATAAGTCAGTAACCAAATAAAGTTTAAATAGCCTCCTCCCACCCTATTCAAAGCCTGTTTTTATACCTAAGTTCTCTCGGGACAAAATCTGCGCAAATTAAAGAGCAAAATTTGGGACAAAACGGTTATCGAAAATATGAAGATGGCCTACTAATTCAATGGGGGCATTTAACTAATTCATCAGCGGGAAGTGCAACTATATGGTTCCCTATTTCTTTTCATGATGCCTCCTATCAATTTGTGACTACGATGGAGACAGTATCTAATGAACATACATTATATACTGCTTTACCGTATAATAAATCAGCATCTTATGTAAATGTCATGCGAAAGTTTCTACTTGCAGATAATAGTATAACCGTAGGAAGTAGTACTCGTTCATTTGACTGGATAGCTATAGGTCGTTGAAAATAGAAATATTATAACATCAATTTGATTATGGAGAGATTTAGTAGAAAATTGGTATTACTTTTATTGCTTGTAATTTGGCAAAGTTCTCTCGGGACGAACGCCGCATTAAAAGATTTTTCCAATGTGTCAACAAAAAGCCTTTCCCAGAACGGATATTATAAGCTACCGGATGGGTTATTGATTCAGTGGGGAACTGGAGGAAATGGGGTAAATCAAATAGTTTACTTTCCTACTAGTTTTTATAATACCTCGTATGTTGTAGTAACTACTGCTATTTCTTCTGTTATGAATTCTATAGTAAAAATGATAAATGGGAAAAATATATCTTATTTCAAAGTCTATTCGGTAGGTCCAACAATTGAAGCTGGGGAGATATTCGGATGGATCGCAATAGGAAGATGGAAGTAGAAAATATTATAACACCAATTTGCTTATGAATTGTTTTAGTAGAAAAATAGTATTGATTTTTGCCGCAGTTATTTGGCAAAGTTCTCTCGGAACAAAATCTGCGCAAATTAGCTCGCAAAATCTAGGACAAAACGGCTATCGCAAATACGAAGATGGATTACTAATTCAATGGGGAAAGGTTTCAGGTTCTTCAATCACAAGTTATGCCATAATTATGCCTGCAACTTTTTATGATAAATTCTATAAGATATTTGCGACTGTTTACAAGCCTTCATCTGACAGTAGTGTTTATTCCGCATCACCTATCGATGATTCAACTAAGACAGTTAGTCGATTTTATATTAATAGAAATTACGCCTCTGGAGGAACCACTGGGTTGTCACAAGAAACTTTTGATTGGATGGCTATTGGGCGTTGGAAATGATACAATAAATTACAACATGAAAATAATAATGAGTGGGTTTAGTAGAAAATTGGTACTACTTTTAGTGACCATAATTTGGCAAAGTTCTCTCGGGACTACGTATGCTTTAGCTGATCTATCGAACGCAACAAGCAAATCTTTTGGTTCTTCGTCAAGTTATATGAAATTTAATAATGGGCTATTGATTCAGTGGGGCACGAAAACTGGAGCTATAGGATTCTCCTCATTATATTTGCCTATAAGTTTCCTCGATACAAACTATAGTGTACAACTAACAGGTGTATCGAGTTCAAAAGATGAGGTTATAGTATATTCCCCCACTGTGTATATAACTAAAACTGTATCTTCATTTCAATTTGCTACTAGATATATAGCGTCCGGAGGAGAAATAGCATGGACAGGCTGGCAGTTTACCTGGTTTGCGATCGGTCGCTGGAAATAACTTTAAAAAATAAGATATATGAAGTATTGGAAACAAGGATTCTACGACGAGCCAGTGGAAGGTTCGGTAGAAATTACAGATGAGTATTATCAGGAGTTGTTAGCTGGTCAATCAGGTGGATTGATAATAACAGAAAGTAGGAAAGGCTACCCTATTTTGGTAGAATATGAGTATGACATTGAAGAAGTGCGAAAAATGAAAATAACTGAAATACAGTCGTTTGACAAATCTGGCAATGTCAATTCTTTTAAATTACGAGCTAAAAGTATATGGTTAGATAAGTCTACACGTGTTGGATTATTTAACTCAATTTCGATTGAAAAAGAAGCGGGTAAAACAGAAACGGTATTATGGTATGATGCGGTGAAATATGTCATTCCGATACCAGATGCGCTAGATATGTTGAATACCCTTGAATTGTATGCACTAAACTGCTACAATGTTACACAATCGCACATTGCAGCAGTCAGATCATTGCAGACAATTGAGGAAATTGAAAACTATGATTATACGGTCGGTTATCCGGTGAAACTTAGCTTTCCCGGATAGCCTACATAATAGTTGTATGCTTTAATTTCTTCTTTTGTCTCTAGCTGTTGAATAGCCTTCGTATGCCTTTGTGTCGTGTTAAAACAAGCAAGGGCATACAATTCTAGCTGTTGTAAAATGTCAATAGCTCTTTCGATTGATAAGACAAACTTTGTATCACCAATCCAAATACTTGTTTCAGATCGCCCGGCTTCTTTCTCAATATTGATTGAGTTCATAAGCCCGACGCGTGTAGACTTGTTTAGCCATCCCAATACTCCGTTTATACTGAACTGATTCACTGCTTCAGATGAATCGAACAATCGTAATTCATCAAGTTTTTGCGCTCTGATTTCTTCTATAGAAGCTTCATGCACAACTAAGATCGGACATCCTTTCTTACTTTCAGCTATGAGTAACCCTGCCGATTGACCCGCTAGTAGTTGATTGTAATATTCATCCGTAATTTCTACCGAACCTTCTTGGTATTCGTCGTAGAATCCATTTTTCCAATACTTCATAATATTTGTTTTTTAGTTATTTCCAACGCCCGATCGCAAACCATGTAAAATCCCAGCCAGTCCAAACGATAGCCGGAGTTGAATTTATTCCGCGAGTGAGAACTTTACAATATGATGTATATTTACCATTAAGGTCATACCCCGGAGCATATATAAAAGATTCACTTGTATTATTTACTGCTCCAGTGAAATAAATGTTATAATCAGTATTATAGAAAGTGGTAGGAAAATATAGACTAATTGCTCCCCCCGTTGCTCCTGCTCTTGTTCCCCATTGCATTAATAAGCCATTACTATACTTGATATATCCATTTTGTCCTAAACTTTGACCAGACGATTGAATCGCATTAGTTCCGAGAGAACTTAGTAAAGTTTTCTCTGCATCAGTCATAAATTTTCTTGACGTGCTTTCTTCAATCATTGATGCGGGGTGTGTATCCGGATGAGTGTAGTTATTTGCTCCTGCAGCGATTCCGCTTAACTTGGTACGTTCAGCATCAGTCATAAACCTGTGTGTCTCATCTTCATTTATTTCTGACGCTCCGTGCTTATGTGTCGCTGCCGCATAATTACCCTTTGCTTGATATACCGAATCGTGGTTGTGATTTCCTGCCGCCTTACCATTCCAATTTGTCTTTTCAGAATCCGTTACAAATCTATGTGTGATATCATCCGTGATGTCAGATGCCGAATGCTTATGTGAAGCAGGTGCATAATCCCCCTTTGGTTGATACGTAGAATCATGGTTATGGTTTCCTGCAGCCTTACTGTTCCAAGTCTCTTTTTCCGTATCGGTAACAAAGCGATGAGTACTATCAGGAGTTATATCAGACGCATTATGACCGTGCGATGACGCCGCATAACTACCTGCAGGTTGATATACTCCGGCATGGTTGTGATTAGAAGGAGAAGCGCCAACCTCGCTCGCTGTGTAACTAGGTTTACTAGCAGCCTTCGCCCATGACGGCACATCACTTGCAGGCATAGAGGTGGGGAAATCACTGATTTCAGATACCTTATGCGTATGCGCTAATGGAGGCCGTGCATTACTTAGCCGATCATCGTTTCCTTGGCATACCGTCCCTTCTGCACTACCAAAATTCTTATTAAAGGCAGAGTTTTTAGTGAATGCAGGTTCGTATGTACCGGTATGATTGTGACCTGATGGAGAAGCGCCTACTTCGCTTGCCGTATAGGTTGGTTTGGATGCAGCCTTCGCCCAAGAGTATACGTCACTAGCGGGCATAGAAGAAGGGAAATCACTGATTTCAGATACTTTATGCGCATGTGCTAATGGAGGCCGTGCATTACTCAAACGCGAATCATTTCCCTCACACACGGTCCCGGCAGAGCTTCCGAAATTCTTATTAAAAGCGGTAAGTTTGGTAATAATCTTCTCATATACTGCATCATGATTATGTGAGTCCAAAGCAGCTTTCAAAGCTTTTCCCTGCTCTGCAGAAAGAGCTTTACCAGTTCCTCCACTTGTCAGATTATTAACAATATCGGAAACATTAAGTTTCTTTCCTAGCTCTGTTGTCATAGTGGCAGCAAAATTCGGATCGTTGTTCAGGGCGTTCGCTAACTCAATCAGTGTATCAAGAGCGTCCGGAGCACCGGCTACCAGTTTGTCGATAGCTGCTTGTACTTTAGCGTCAACGCCGGATACTGCATTATTCGCAGCTATCGCAGCGGCGTTCGCATCATCGGTAGCCTTCTTCGCTAAACCCGTTTGTATTACAGATGCATCCTTGGCCGCATTAGCATCATCTGTTGCTTTTTTAGCCAAAGCGGTTTGGACTTCCGATGCTGTCTTGGCTGCATTAGCATTGTTCGCTGCAGTCGTTGCAGCATCTTTTGCAGCATTGACACTACCAGCGGCAGCATCGGCCTTGGCAGCTTTCTCACCTGCCAAGGTTGCTTTTTGATTTGCGAGTGTTGCTGCAGCATTTGCATTATCAGTAGCCGTCTTTACAAGTCCTAGTTGTGCAGTTGCATCTTCTGTAGCTTGGTTCATCTCATCTACAATGCCGCCATATTCAGCTTTACGAGCTTCTTCCGCTTTAACACGTTCCACTTCCGCCTTAGCCCGGTTGGTCTCATCAACTTTACGTGCTGCTTCGGTAGATTTACGCTCATCTTCATTCTGAACTCTGATTGTTTCAGCAGAGGAACGACCTGATTCAGCCGTGGCACGTGCGGTTTCGGCTGTTGTCCGTTTAGTCTCGGCAGATACGCGAGCATCCTCGGCGGTCTTGCGTGCATTCTCGGCATTAATACGAGCCGTTTCAGATTGATTACGGGTAGTTTCAGCAGAGACACGGGCAGTTTCATTATTGCCTCTTATGACTTCATCCGCTTTTCTTTTATTTTCCGCAGTAGCACGTTCGGATTCAGCGGTAGAACGACCTGTTTCAGCGGTTTTTCGTTTATCTTCTTCCTTTACACGTTCCGATTCAGCAGAGGAACGGCTTGTTTCGGCAGTCTTACGGGCATCTTCATTACTTTTACGTGTTTGTTCCTCCGAAACACGTTTTGTTTCTGTATCAACACGCCCAGTTTCAGCAGTTACCCGCTTGCCTTCCGCTATAACACGTGCTTCTTCGGTAGATTTGCGGGCATCTTCATTCTGGGCTCTTTTCGTTTCAGCAGAGGAACGTCCAGTTTCAGCCGTGGCACGTGCGGTTTCGGCAGACTTTCTCTTATCTTCTTCGGATGATCGCGTACTTTCAGCTGATTTGCGGGCATTCTCATTAGTTACACGTTCGGATTCAGCATTGCCTCTCACTGTTTCAGCATTCTTTCTAGCTTGCTCATTAGATTCTCGTGTACCTTCGTCAGTAACACGTTTCTTTTCTGCATTGTCCCGTGCAGTTTCAGCAGAAGAACGACCTGTTTCGGCTGTCTTACGTGCATTTTCATTAGTGATACGAACGGATTCAGCAGCTTCCCGGGCCTGTTCTTCACGAGAACGTCCGGTTTCAGCCGTTTGCCTCGACTGCTCGGAAGCATTACGACGGGATTCAGCAGTTTCACGGGCTGATTCATTACCTTCAACAGTAGCTTCTAATTGCCGCATATCGGTAGTAGCAGTTTTGGCATCGCTTGTAGCTTTGAGCATATTATCTAATGCCGTCTGAATCTTCTCTAGCCCGAATTTCAAGCTCGTTTTGACACCGTTTACTATCCTGTAACCGATGGTGTAGAAGCCTTTCATGTCGCTGGCTTCATTCAATTCTGATATTCTTTTCTTTTTTAATGGCATGGCAATCAATTTAAGTCAATATAAAATTCTCCGTCCTCTGTTATAATGAACTCGCCCGCTTCGGATGAAAGCAAAAACTCCGTTTCTCTGATCCGGAAGCAAGTAAACACGAGATTCAAAGTAAATTCCCACCAGACACCACCTCTTAACATAAAATTGTTTGTCTGGCAATCTTTATAGTAGCAAGGATAACTTTCACTCCATCCATCACAGTATAATACCCTCTCCGCATCGGAATATTCATAACCTTCATTATCGGTCTTCATAGTCAGTTTAGTTAGATCATAGAGTAAGGCATCATAGCTCTGCCAAAAAGTTCGAATATCCGTTGCCCGCATCAGGCACTTTAAAGAAACTTCCTTTGTCTGAAACTTCACTATTTCACCGTCGTAGACAGCTCCATCCTGACGTTTGAAATTCTGTAGTAAGTTCTTTTTTACTGCCGGAGATTTCAGTATTTCAGCATTACTGCCTTTCAAAATGACTACACCATATTCCGATAAATCACGATCATCTATTTCGTACCCCCTTGGTAGAGGAATGGAACAAACAGGTTCCTGGTATTCATAATTTGCTTCGCGGGGGAAGTCGTTGGCAAAAGTTATCTTCACGACTTGAAATCCCGGATAGATTGTATAACTGTTCTGTGAGGAAAGACGTAAACGATAGGTTCTATCAAGAATAGGAAAATAAAAATCATGATATCCCATATCTGATAAAATAGCAACTAATCCACTAAATCCCAGATCGTCTTTACAGGCAAAATCAATACTCAATTCATAGGTGTTTAACGTCAAGCTAGAAAGGTCTATTTCAATACCATCTTCTTCCGGCCAATCATTTTTATCATCCGATTCTTTGGCAGGAGGAAATGCCACAAGATTATCATAGCTTCCTTTTATAATAAATATACCGAGAGTGGTATATGTATTCTCTCCATCTATAAAGCAAATTCCTTTCATCTTACGAGCTTTATCCCTTTATCATTTATCTTTTCAATACCTGCTTTCATCGACTTCATATCCTTTTCTATACCTTCCAATCTAGCTGTATTAGTATCAATATTCGAAAGGTGTCCAACAATGGTATTCATATTATCCTTGATAATTTTCACGTTTTCATTTATGGATGCAGATATGGTTTTAATATCTCCAACACCAGAAATGATACCTTGGAAAATGAGAGTATGAGACTGTAGCTCTGTTTTTATGTCTGCTATCAAAACATTAGCCATTGTGAATCTACCATTCAATTCGTCTGCAGAATCTTGTGACATGGAAGCAAACCCTTTTTTTGATGCTTCGCGTTCCGAATCCTCATCAGTAGTCCACCCATACATCTCTGCCATGGCATCACGCTTTGCTTTCATCTCATCGGAAATCTTCTGTCCTTCCTTTTTCAGATCGTTATATTCATCTTCGGTTACCCCATCGTCCATTGCATTATATAGCTTCTCCCTCCACGCTATTAATCTGTCCATATATTCTTCTTTAAGCATGGAATTGAGAATAGCATTTCGCATATAATCCTCGAAGTTGTCGGCAAAGTCTGCCGAATCGGCATCCATATCAGAAATTAAGTCCTGAAAGTCTGAACGAAGAGAATCGTAATCAATAAGAGTTGTATCAGCTATTTGTTGTTCCAATACCTCTGCAACCTTCCCTACACCATTTGCAATTTGATCGGCAAATTTCTGCGTGTCTGAATCAAGTTGGGACCAGAAGATACCGGCATCCGATTGCAATTTTAAAAGTTGTTCATCAGTCAAATCAAATAGACCGGTCATACGACCGCCCATTTTATTTTTAAATTCATTTACCGACATGCCTAATGCTTTTGCAGCCTGCTTCCATCCTTCACCGGACATATCATCTACTTCACTGTAACCTTTTGAATGAGATTTCCCAGATGCACCGGAGTTCAAATACTGTTTGCCTAGTACTTTAGCATTCTCACTTTGCAATTTTATGTTAGCGATAGCTGCTTCATATACAGCATTTGCCGTGTCTCCCGTAAGAGTTTCCGCTAGCTCCAGTTGCTTCTCAATTACTCGATCAAGGATATTGATATAGGATTCATACGCTTCTTTCGCTTTCTCGTATTTCTCGGTCGTATCATCCTTACCGAACATATCGAAGATTTTCATGGCTATCTGAACGGCTGCACCAATGATAGCTAGAATAACAGACGCCTTTTCAACTGTACTTATTGCATTAGCAGAGGTATCGGCAGCAGCTTCAACCCCTGCCATTGCAGTCATTGTAAATGAGCCAATACTGCCAATAAGGGAAATGATCTCACCAGCCGGACCACCAATCGACTTCCCCAGTTCGTCTATGGTATCCGCTAACTCCGAAATCTGTGTTCTAACTTCTTTTTCTGCCTTCTTTACCTGATTGTCCTTTTTTACAACCTTATCTTTTGCCGCATTATACTTTTCGGTTTTCTTCTTTACTAGATCAAGTGCCTGCGCTTCGGACAAATAAGATTTTGTAGATTCAATCTTACCGGTTGCAGGATTATACTTGGATGAAGAAATCCCATTTTCAATCTTAGAGCCACCTTTGACTGCTTCGGCCTTTACCTTGGCATTTTCTAACTCTATCTGTGCATTAGCTAGCTCTTCCTCCGCTTCTGCGAGTTCTTTCTTCTTATCAGATAATGACTGAAACGGATTACGGGAATCCAGTTCGTCCATGATGGATTGAATTGTACTCGTATATTCGCGAAGTTGATCGGGAGACAAAACTTGCGCTGCCGCACTTTTCGCATTTTCAAATTGAGTAAGAAGGGAATTCAATGTTTCAGTAGACGTTTCCTTTAAATTTTCAAAGGCACGTATATAGTCCGGAGATTTTTTCAACTGCTCATAATCAAACCCCATGAGGGATTCACCCTTCATTTTTGTAGCCTGTGCTATTGAACGGTCTGTCTGCTGAACTTTCTCCGTTTTGCCTTCCTTCTGAAACCTCTCCCTTTGAATACGAAGAGCTTCAATATCATCATTGAACTTCTTCTCGATTGCAAGCCTTTCATCGGTGTAATTCTGGTACTGCTCCAAAAGAGCTTTAGATAAAGTTGCTTCCGCCTTTTCCCTTGTCTCAACAGCAACCTTATCATATTCATTTAGCGTATCCTGCTTCTTCTGTGAAAGGTCATCTTTAGTTTTTGTTTTGGGAACAAAAACAAGGCCTTCCTCTTTATACTTCGGATGTTCTTTCTCCCACTCTTTACGCTCCGTGTCCTGTTGGTCCTTTACATATTCAGCAGCACGACGATCATTGTCAGCTTTGGCTTTCCGATAATTAAGTTGAATTTGTTCCTGCTGTTTCTTGAAACCTTCGTCCATGGCATCAATCTTAGCTTGAGAGAGTTCAAGTTCAGCCTGTACAGCTTTCTCTATATCCTGTTGATTCTGCTCATCAATCTTCCGCTGGAGCTCGGCCTGCTCAACTTTAAGTTTATTCTCTTCCTCCTTTTTCTTTTTTTTGGAGTTCAATGTTTGTTTATCATTCCCTGTCAATGTCGCCAAAGCAGATTCAGCCTCTTTCAACTCTTTAGCTTTATCTTCAAGAACAGACTTTACGGTTTTACCTGCATCCACTTTGGTTTTACCACTCCGCAAATCTTCAATTTCCTGTTTAAGCTTTTCCACCTTTGCAGTAGCATCGGTAACCTCTTTTGTAATATCAGGAACCTTATTTTTTTTAGCTTCTTCGTCTGCCTTACCTTTATTCAATGCTTGCGCTTCTTTCAACAAACGAATATTATTCAGCATCTCTCCTTCCCCCATAAGATTACTGACGGAACCATCATGTCTGATAGCAACTTGTTTCTTTCCTGATTTGTTGAAGCGTTCAAGAGCAGCTTGATACATAGCTATATCTTTTGCAATCTGTTCGGCTGTCAGATTGATATATTCATTAGTATCATAGCCTAATTTTTCATGAATATCCTTATAAGTATTCTCAAGCAGTTTGTTATTCGCAATCATGCGATCAATATAAACCTGAACGTCATTACCTATTCTTGTTTCCTCCGTTGATACACCTGGAACAATATTAGTCGTAGTTGTATATTGTTTCGTAAGAGTATCCACTATTTTTTGAGTTTCAGAAGATAACCCTCCACCAGACTTCAAATCATTCTTTATCATCTGCATAATCGCAGAAATTTCCCTTTCAGAGCCTTTCTTACCCCTGAAATTATCCGAATCTCGAATAGCTTTTTCCAAATCTCCAGTAAGTTCACCCTGCTTATCCGCCCAATCTTTTTGAGCTGTAGAATGAGAATCCGCAATAGCTCTATCAAGTGCCGCCTGTTTAGCGGCCGCACTAACAGCCCCGTATGCTCTCGCAACATCATCTAAAGCGTTTTTTTCATCACCTAACCCCTTTAAGTATTCACCATACTTATCTAAAATGGATTTCTTTGCATCATCGTAATCTTCTGTACCTTTCTTTGCCTTATCTAGTTTTCCGAACAAACGATCTATTTCTGCCTGTTCAGCATTCGTTTCAGAATTGAATTCCTGTATACGTTTGTTCAATTTCACTTGGGCCTTCTCTGCATCCGTCTGATAAGTTACTAGCTTATAAATTCCATAAGATAACCCAACTATAGCAGCCGCAGCCAATACATAAGGATTTGTAAGCATTGACAAACCTAACGCTTTTGATGCTGCAGCTAATCTCGTCTTGGCAACAGTCAAAAAGTTTGTTGATCTCGTATTTACATTCTGCGATACTGTATTAAGTTGAGTAGCCGCAGTTTCTGCCACTTTGCTCGCAGTAGAAGAGTTCGTGTAGGCCGTTGTTGCATTTGTTCTAGCTGCTTCAAGTTGTTTGGCCGCAGAATATTTATTGCTCTCTGCTGTTGCAAGTTGTGTCTCCGCTATTTCTATACTTCTAGCGTTACCTGTTTTTAATGCAGCATTATATTTCATGTTAGCTGCCGCTACCTCTAATTCAGCAGCTTCAAAATTAGCAGCCGCAAGACTTGCAGTATTAATAGCCTCTTCGTATTGTGACTTAGCTTGCAATGCCTTTAAACGCAAAGATTCTACATTTGCAGCAGCTTCCACACGCATAGATGCAATTAATTCCGCTTTTGCCTGCGTTAATCTTCCACTTGCTACAGCCTGTTCCAGATCAGCATTAGCAGACTTTTCCTTGGCAGGGATTAATTTCGAAAGTTCTGTAATCTCAGCAGTATATTTTATACCAGTTACCGTACTCTGAACAGATGCAACTGCGATAATAGCAGCTTTCTGAACTCCATACATAGCTATGAGAGCAGCGAGAGCAGTGCCGACTTCCTGATAATGTTCAATTAAGTAAGCTGTACCATCAAGAGCTGTATTAATAACTCCATCACTTGCCTGACCTAGCTCATTGAACATCATATCAAGATTATCACCTATGTTAGAAATCTTACCAGATACGGATTTAGATTGTTCTTGCATGAGGTTGAAGAACATTCCTCCCTTATTGGTAAGGTTGTCAACAACCTGTTCCAACTTGTCAAAACCAATCTTACCCTCTGCAGCCAAATCCTTAACTTTATCCTTATTAACTCCCATAACCTTTGCTAGTTCGGAGAAAATAGGTACACCACGCCCGGCAAATTGATTCAAGTCCTGTGTCATAAGTTTGCCTTGCGTCATACTTGTACCATAAAGATAGACCAGGTCACCAATAGGCTGACTTAATCCGGCTGCAATATTTCCAAGACGAGTAAGTTTCTCTATGACATCCTCGGAGGCTGTACCATAGGCCACGAGTTGAGTTGCACTTTGGGAAACACCTTTAAGGTCAAAAGGAGTGGTAGCGGCAAAGTTTACGAGTTCTCCCATCAACTTCTGTGCCTTTTCCCCAGATTGTAGCATTGAGGTAAATTTGATTTCAAGTTGTTGGAAAGTACCATAAACTGAAACCATTTCCGAAGCAAACCGTTTCGCCAGATCGATAGATAAGAAAGCCATACCGGCAGCCTTCATCTGTGAGAAAGCCCTAGCTACAGACTGACTAGCCGCATCTGTATGGTCCTGCATCATGTCAATATTCTGAACGTATTTCTGAACGTTTCTCTGCATTTCAGAAATATCCAGAGTAGCCTTAATACCTATTGTTCCCTGTGTCTCCATCTTTACATGAATTGAGCAAAATATTCGTTAGCATGAAGTTCCTTTGACTTTTCTTTTTCTCCTTCTTCCTTTGGCTTAGTACCAGGAATAGCCGCATTGAGTAACATGATATTGGAATATGACCTTTCATTGACAACCTCCTCATAACTCATACGGTAGTATTTCATCACTCCGCTAATTGTTGACCAAGGGCTGTCGCTTCTGGTGTATTCGTCGGTTTCGTTGTCTCGTTTAGACCTTTTAGGAAAATGATAGTGCTTAAAAAAAAAGTGGCATCCATAGTCTGTGCCATATAGTCCTGCAACTTCTTGTATTTGCGAACCGTTAATCTTTTCTTGATAAATCCACCAAACAGCTTTCTTTTCCAGACGCTACGAAAGATCGTCATTACTGCGATATCAGACATCCTATCCGCTTCCTCATAATATACAAGAGTGGCCGACACGCTTGTCCGACCGTTTAGCTTCGCCTGGTCTACTTCCTTCATATCCTTCGAAATAGAACCAATATCAAACAACTGTGTAAACGTCAATGGCCTAACCATGAAAGGAATCATACCAAACCAAAGAAAAATAGGGCGCTCTGCAATAGTGTCGGCAACCTGCTTTTGTACATTGTCTTTTTCCATCTTTACCTCAAATTAAAAAGTCCCGGCCCGTAATGACCGGGACACCTGAAACAACCTTTTCGATGATGCCACAATGCTCGTTATCCCTACTCACATTTCAACAATCATCCTTTCACCCAAAAACTATGTAGCGGAAGCCGGATTCGAACCGGCGACACTTAGGCAGTAACCCGCAACCTAATGTTCTACCACTGAACTATCCCGCTTCCCTTATCAGCCTTCCGGGACAGTGTAAATCTTGTTACGTGCCCCACATACTTCCTCACCAGTCTTATTGAGATTAGCAAGTTTCTTGAATTCAAGATTGAAGTTAGGGAAACCAGATTTACCGATGTTTCCTGTTTTGGTGACTTTTACTTTCATACGGGCCCATTGGAAGATACGAGACGGGAAATCTTGGAATTCTTTCGTTTTTAACTCCACGCCTTGATTAGTGAGAGTGAACCCGGGAGTTTCTTCATTCCACTCTCCGTTCTTCGTATATCCCATAAGATATTTGTAGGCTTCCTCGCCCATGTCGTAAGTTTGGACTGTAAAGCCCTCACTACCGGCATCAGACGGAAGAGAAGCATAGAGAGTGTTCATATCTTCGACCTCAATATCCGTATCTCCCGGTGCCTGATCGTTGAAAGACATTGAATCCTTCACAATAGCTTTAACAAGGAATTTGGCAGCTACCTTTTCAAAGTCTGGAAAGGTCCCGGCTGTTTCTCCGGATTCGAGAGCCGGAGATAATTTTAGGTATTCAATACCATATACTGCAGTTTTTGACATAACTAATTTATTTAATTGTAATACGATACTTTGATTTTATAGTTCTGATAACTCGTCCCGTCTTCATCAGGAAAGAACGAATCATCATAAAGAGAGAATTCAGCACCCAAACGAGCTGTATAGATATTTCCTTCGGCATCTTCCGTTTCTTTGAACAGAGGCAAAACAAGTGCTGAAATATGGTCTATCCTTCCGCTATCCGGTTCGCCTGTATCTGCATCCTTCACATGAATGTTGATATTAGCATAACCGTACTGCAGACCGCTTTCTTGCGGAAATGAAAGATGATTGACTACAATGTATTCAGAACCAGAGAAATTAGTCTCTCTCCTGTTCTTGAAAATCCGCACACCAACATTTCCGGCTGCGAGTATTTTACAAATTTCAGTTATAGCCTGTTGTCCTGTCATTGATTAAATCCCGCTTTAGAAAGAATCCTCCTAATCTTAGTTTGCACTTCCCGTTTCAGATACTTTTCAGTAGATGATAGTACATCATACCCTCGGTTTTCTACAGGTCTGGCATAATTCATACCTGCTACAATTATCAAATCAAAACCAGAATCACCAATCATCTCCTGAATCTTATAGTCAGCATGAAAAGCCTTTTTGTCCGTTATCCCTGCACTCTTTTTAAAGCCGTATTCTATGATTTCACCATTGTAAGCAATTACATAACCTATCGAGTTCCGTAAATTGCTTGTACGGTCTTTATACGTGCCATGTTCGCGAGCATGATTTACCGAACCTTCACCGATTACATATAAATTGAAAAGTACCGCTTGCTCGACACGTTTAACGGCCTGATCAAATATCGATGTGACCTTGTTCCAATCACCTGTACGTTTCAAACTCATAAGAATATGCTCAACTTTCTTTTCGTAGTGCCACAACCGGCAACCGTCATTACCTTTTGGGAAATAGAACCGTCAGCTTTAGTTATGCGCACTTTGTCATTCAGCACCGGGATAATCGCAGGAACATACATTGTAATCTGATAGCTATAGACGAAGTCTTTTCCATCGGCAGCCGGAACAGTCTTTGCAGACGAATTCCCGTGAATCTTACAGTCTCCAAGGGGAAACCATGATTCCGGAATCCGCACCGGATTAAAGTTCTCATCATGGGAGCCTTCACCTGGAACATACAACTCTATTTTATCTTCATACCACATATCACCACATACAAGAACCGTCCTCAATCTCTGTCACATCACCAGAAAGAAACTCGGAGGTATCGAAACTAAACTGTTTGCAAAGCATCGATATGTGCTTTGTCAAGCCGACAATATCATACGAGTTGGAACAATCAGCCTCACTTTCAGAAGACAAAGTACGCATTCCTGATAAGTAGGAAAGTACGGCAGACACAACTTTCCTCTTATCTGTGCAATCGTCTTCCGGTTTCAACCCCACATCATCCAACAAATCTTTCACCGTTAACGGAGAAGGATTGTAGTGCAAACACTTAGCTATGAATACCTCCGAATTTGTCATTTCTTCAATTCTTCCAGTCTTGCTTGAATAGCATTCACGACAGTTACACGAGGCTTCTCTAACGCACTTTCAGCATTCAGATAGCCGTTCAATTTCTCGACATCGGCAAAATCAGCAATCTGTGAGATAACTTCTTTTGTCCCCTTAGACATATCAATGTCTGTAAGAACCGGTTTAACCTCAACTACAAGTTTTCGCCTGATTACGTCCTTTGCACGTTCATCACTAAAATGGGTAATTTCTGTGCCAGGTTGATAAAACTTCTTTGTCTCCTTATCTTGGAACTTTTTAATTACTACGAGTTTCATACAGAGAATTTTAGCCTACGGGAACTTCTTCACCGTCGGGATATTCGACATTCGTATTTCTAACCTTTAGATTAACGATAGCGTTAATACATGAGATGATAGGAACTGCACGCCAAGAGCCTTGTGTATACTCTGCGGCCTGTTGTCCTGTAGATTCGCCTGTAGTCCATTTTGCAATACGAATGCCATCTCCTGCATCTGTGTATTGAACAGATGGGTCTGGCATAATAGCATTGTCCTCGAAAGCAGGTTGTACTTCACCAAGCTTACCATCATCCGTTTTAGGAATAAATACAATTACATTATCATCCCACGGATTGATATTGGTAGAAATACCGTCTTTCTGGTAAGCAGTCCGTTTATTGATTTCGATGATATTAGGAATCTTCATGGATTTCAGATAAGCCGAGAATTCATCCTCTGTCAGAGAACGGGTATTCTTATCTTTACCAAGATAGCCGGTACGTAAACCGATACTACGCATCATCCAATACTTGATAACAGGAGCCATCAACAACGCATCGAAAGTAACGCCTTTATTGGCATACTCATAAACAATCTTCTGCAGAATACGTACTGCATCGATAGCCGCATTATCAATGTTCTCCTCGGTCCATTCCTTATCAGAATCAACCATCTGTTTGTTTTCTTCTGGCATACCATAATCAACCAGATACTTACGTCCTTCCGGATTATCAATAGCCGGGTCGAAAATAGCCATACCACCACCAGAGAGTGCTTTCAGAATAATTTCATCCGCCACATCCTTGCAACCGAGATAAGCATCTTTGTAATCACCGAACAAACATTTCTGAATTTCCTTTAACTTCTGAACAGGATTAATACGATTATTTTCGTAAACCATCAGCATGGTACGCAATGTCTTCGCATCCGTTTTGAACTTGTGGCCTACACGGGGAATCTCACCGTTCCACAATTCAAACCCTCTACCAGCGCGTAATGGAGTATCAGCATCGTTTCCGATGATAGAAGCACGGATACGAACACTATATTTCCCCATGATGCCTTCGGCAGTCAAACCCAGTTGAGGAGGACGGAAATCGAACCAACGATCAACGTAGGTCTGTTCCCAAAGCGTTTTATTTTCCAGAGTCGCCTTATCAAACATGATCTGCATCGTGCCGATCAAGTCAATAGGCTTCCCTGTTTTTACGTCATTGATTTTAAAAGTCGAAAAAATAGATTTCATTTATAGCCTCCTTTCTTAGTAAGAATCAGTGAATTGAATGTTGGGGTTGTCTTTCAAGCACATTCCTTGAATGAACTTCTCCGGAATAGGGGGAATACGTCTTTTGTAGTACATTTCTCCCTTAGAATTGATAGCAACATCCACAGATACCTCGTCAAGACCGATATAAGTTCCCATCGGTTCAGCCCCCACAGTAATTCCTTGCGGATGCTCAATAGGGAAAACAGCCGGAGCCTTACCTTCACCCTCTGCAGTTCCTTCAATCACTTCAAACAAAGCATCACCAACCTTCAAACCAGCAATAGCTTTATCAAGCACGACGACAAAGCCGTTACGATCATTAATAATCTTCGTGATACTTACAGTATCCTCAAAGTTTCCGGAATCGTTCATTGCAACATGATCCCCTACCATGAAGATGGGAGAAAGGAACTCATCATTTTGCAAAGAGACTTTCTTCGCATCGGTTGCATCGATAGCTACAACACGAGATGCTTTCAACACGACAACTTGCCGGGACGATGTTTCATCATACTCGGCAAGAGAAGCAGAAGGAATAATCACGCCAACCGGATAGTTGACCTTCTCCTTGTTCAGATTAAATCCACCTACTACTCCGATAGCCGGAGAACCAGTGCAGATAGGACGAAATCCACCAACTTGCTTTTTTCTAAATTTCATGTCATTTGTAAATTAAACATTAAACGTTCTATTCTGGAACACCTAAAGATTTCAACCAGTCAGCAGCCACAGCATCCTGCACCTGTGAATCAGACGCTTGCGACCCATTGTCTTCTGCAGGTTTCAAGCCTTTTGTGATAAGATGTTGCTTGTAACCAGTCAGATATTCTTCTGGCTCCTTATCATCCGGTACTGTAACGAACTGCATTTCATCCTCTGTCAATCCCAGTTTCTTCATCGCATTAGATATGGTAGTTTGTCGATCAGTCTGGCTCTTATCTTTTTTAAGAGTTTCAATCTCATCCTTGTAAGGCTTAATTGCAGCTTCCAACTTTGAAGTAAAATAGCTATCCAACTCTTCCGTTGTATAACTCGCCTTACCCCCTTTGTTAGCTCCTTCACCTTCACCACCTGCTGTTACTGGTTTACCGTCCTTCAATCCGTGCTTTTCCTCATAGTTTTTCACAGAGGAAACATTCGCTTCATTAGCCCGGTAGTCCCCGTAGGATTTAACTACGTCTTGAAAGTTGATGCCGTCTACAATTCCCGTAATCTGACTTTCATCCGTCACACCTTCCGCCTTTTTAGTTGCCATTCTTTCCAGAATGGCTTCGTCAACACCCACAAATTTGGTTTTCAACGCTTCTAAAAGTTTCTTCTTCATATCTAAATTGATTAATTTGCGGTAAAGATATAAATTATTTCAAAAATGCGTTTATTAAACTCGTTTATTTTTCACAGCCATAACTTGCAATATTTTAGATAATTACATATCAAACAATGAAATAATTCAAAAAAAACGAATACAATCCTTTCATATATTAAATATATGACATATATTTGCAACTAACAAAAGAGTTTATTAAACGCATATATTTATAATTTATACAGAAAAGTATTATTAACCATTTAACGCAACTGATTATGACACAGAAAGAAAGAATAGAAAAAGTTCGTGAAGCCCTTAATAATGGCAAATGTTTAAGTGTAGAGTTTTACAAAGATGGTTCCGGTGCGTGCTTTCACTTTATAGACCCTCACGGGGACCACGGATTACCATGCGATTGGTCGATGTCTTTTCCAATTGAGGAAGCAATACAAATCATTAGTGGATTTCGATTTAAGCAACACGAATTAAACAAATGTTATTAACCAGCAGGGCGAAAGCTCTGCACAATACACCAAATTATGAAAGCAACCTGCATCTTAGTTAAAAAGACAGAATTAGAGATATTAATTGAAATCGGTGATAAAACAGCTATCAATAAAATGATTGAGCAAAAAGAGAAAGCGTTAGAAGAGGCTATCAATAATGCAGAATGGTATGCAAGTATAGGTCTTGACGGAATGACAGATAATGAAGTAGCAAGGCAAGAAAAACTAATAAGAGATATAAAAAAATTGAAAGCAGCAATATAAGTTTAAACAGCAGGGTGGAAGCCTTGCCCAACATACTTAATTATGAATACATATAGTAAATTTGTGCCAAATGTGTTTTTGGCAAAGTGCAGTGAACAACACGAAAAAGGAGAAACTATTTTGGTATCGACTAAATATGGTAAAGAGAATGAGAGCATAGTGTTTAACTTAATGTTTGAGAAAGATGGTTTTTACTATTACTCCATTGTTAGAGCTGACGGGTTCAATGTTCAAGAATGGGCAAAGCAAAGAGCAGAACGTCGTCATGAATGGGCTGCATCAGCAGCGCAAAAGAGTAATGAGCATTTTCAAAGATCAAACAAACATCGAGATTTCCTTTCTTTAGGCGAGCCTATCAAAGTGGGACACCATAGCGAACGAGGACATCGTAAAATGATAGATGATGCCTGGAACAATATGGGTAAATGTGCAGAGTTCAGCGATAAGGCTTACGAACATGAAAACAAAGCAAAGTATTGGGAGAAAAGAGCCAACACCATTAATCTGTCTATGCCGGAAAGCATCGACCTATACGAGCATAAACTTGAAGAAGCAAAAGAATACCATGCAGGATTAAAATCCGGCAAGTACCCACGTGAGCACTCTTTCTCTTTGCCATACGCAAAAAAAGCAGTAAACGAGGCTCAAAAGAATTATGATCTTGCAGTTAAATTGTGGGGGGATGTTTAATCGGTAGCCTTCGGGTTACCTTTAATAAAATTTGCAGAAATTCTATCAGATACTTTATATTTGAACTAAATTTGCAAAAATGAAAAACACTGTAACATGAAGAAACTTACAAGCATATTAAAAAATCAAACTATCCGAATTGACAACCATGATAGTGGAACAGGCAGACCATTTGAGTGGGGTACAGGTGTACACATTCATAAAATTCTAAATGAAAAGAAATACAAAGGTGCAGAGTTTATTCTTCCACTTGACAGACCCGGAGAAATTAAGTATATAAGAGGATATGACATATCCGGAAATATCGAGAGCGAAATTAGAAAAGCATTCAAAGATGAAGATATTCGAAGAAAATTCATTTTAGATTTGGGAGAAGCGCTTAAAACAATTGCTGATAGTAATCATTTAGATGAAAAATTACGTAGGAAGATGCTCATCCAAAGCGGTACACAATTAATTAAACTATTTGGCGCAAAACAAATAGCAAGTGTGAGCTGGTTCAGAGATGGAGATAATTTCATATCAGAATTTATATGTCAATCCGAACCGCATATTTATATTGAGCAGAATGTAAAAGGAAACTACATCACAGTTTCTAATAGCGAACAATACATTGAATTATTCGATGAAATATTCAAAGAAAACAAGAAAGCAAAATGAAGCAGACAAGTAAAGTATATCACGTAGAACTCTCTGAACCAATAGAAGTAGATGGAAAATCGGAGAAGCATTTCTATTTTGGCTCACAAGCTGCCATCTACGGCACTTTCTCCGCTGAACAGCTAGGAATAAGCTACGGCTATCTAAAGTCTAAATTTCACCTAGAGGAAAAGCCGTACAGCAACGACAAATGCACTATCCGATTAGGTGAATTAAGAAGGAAAAAGAAAGAAAAATAATTTTTGGCGTTTTTAAGCGTTTCAAATCTTTAAGAAAGAAAGGGCAAGGCCGGAACGGACGCCCTTTCTTTCTTAATTCGCAACATTGCAAAACAATTATATTCTGATTATCTTTGCAATACAAAAATTAAAGATTATAAAAATTATGATTTACTTTAAGCCAAATCAGGTAACTTCGCCCCAAAAATTCATGAAAATTGTCAGAGTCATATTTGATGGAGGGCTTTATTCTTTTTCAATAGCAGAATTAGAATGGGAAGGTAGCAAAGTATATGGAATGAGATGGAACGTCAGCAGAAAGGAATGGGACGATTCAGACAAAATCAGCGGAAAGAAAGTTTGTTTAGGAATGCCAGTCTCAAGAGCCCGCCCAGTGTGGTTCGTCATACCTAATGTTACTGCTAAATATTTTGAGCAGATAATATCAGACGAGCTAGAAAGATTAAAATCAGAGGGATATAGGGTATAAGTTATTGTTTTCCTAAAACTTATTTGTACATTTGCATTGTGGAAAGAGTGAGGGAAGTTATGTTCCCGCTTTCTGCACCAGCCCGGGCGGAGCAATAATCCGCCCATTTTTTAATTTAAATCTAAACATGAAGAAACTGCATCTAATTTTAGCAATACTCAATATCGTCTCGATAATTCTATTGATCCAAATCGTTTTTGGTTGGATTCCATCTTTTGAATGCGACTATCCTGTAGACAAGATAGATAAAATAAACAGTTTAATTATAGACTTTAGTATTGGAGTTATTACAAGTACTTTCTTCTACTATATCCTAGTGTACAAACCAGAGAAAAGAAAGGAAAAAGTCATTAGAAGTATTATATCAAGTGATTTGCTTTATATAGCTAATAATATGCAGATGGTGCTAGCGTATGTCACTAAAACCTACTCACTAGAAGTTAAGGACAAATATTATAGAAAAATACCAGTAAAAGAATTTTCAAAAATAAAAAAGGGAACTCATATTGAATTCGAAACAGTCTGCTCATTTGATATGGAAATAGATCAAAATGTATTGGCTCAAAATGCATATTCCATAAGTACTGACGCTAAAAGCTTGAATTATACAGCAGAAAGTATATTTGAGAAAATCAATAAAATAAATAATATTCCCAATATTATATTTGAAGACGAAGTGTTAATTTCAACCTTAGACAGTATCTCTAGATGTGTCTTTTATAATAATATTCACTCCATGAATGGAATATCAAAAGACTTCTTTAAAAACGACTATGAACGTTTATCTTTAATATTCAATTTTCGTTCTATCAGAGAATTACATAGCCTTTATGTTACTCTTACTAAATATATCACTCCGTATGTCTTTTGTGTAAGCAATGACTAATGGAATCAATAGTCTTTCTTAAAAACAAGCAAATACGGTTTCTATGCCTATTTTTTATTTTGCACCGAGAAGCTTTCTAAATTCGTCTTCTAACTCATTCAACAAATCCGACAGTTCGTTACGTACTTGATCTCTAATTTGTCGTTTTTCTCTTGTCCCATTTGTAATCAATTCCCTGTTATTACATTTAAGACCTCCTTCTATTGTACTACATGAATATTCATAATCCAAAGCAGCCACTCTAATTCCAGATAACAAATCATTTATTTTATTGCACAAACCATGTGACAAAAAAATTCTATTTAAAGAAAAGAAATTCAATGCTTCAATATATGCTTGATTAAATTGTCTATTCAACCTTTTTTGAATATCCTCTTTTGATTCACTCTTATCTACAATTTGCGCCATACTAGTTAAATCAATTAAAGTTTGCTGCAGGATTGTCATTTTCTGAAATACCTGTTTAACAACTTCCGCACGTTCTTGATGAAGTTTACTAAAAACAATCTCTGAACGGCTTTTTATAATATCCAAAACAATTTTAACCACTTGTTGAATAGTAAATGCTATAAGTGCAATGATAGCACTCCATGATAAAGACTCATTCATACTCTATTTTTTTACAAAGATAAATATAAAAATAATCAATCTCCTTAATAATACCTATAACTTCCACAACAGTTTTAGCAATCCCTCTTTATCCATGTAGTAGACGTCCGGAAGCTCCCCTATCCTATCCATACCTTTAAAGCGTCCGACCTCCCGATTAATAGCAGAACGAAGCTCTTGGTACTTATCATTCGTAAAATAGAATATTGCCCGATCAGCTTTCCGAGCATCCTTCATGTATTTGCGAATAGTATTCTCATTGGCATTATCAATGTATTTCACATCCCATGTATGATCGTCAAACATTAAGTCCGGTACACTTTTGCCTTTACCATTCTCCGGCAGGAATTCTACCTGTTTTCCATTATTCTTTGCTAATAGCTTACCAACCATCTTTTCAGCATCACCACCGCCTTCAGTGTTGGTAAACTGGTGTTCAGCATGATAAACATTAAATCCACCGCTGTACTCATCAAAATAGGCTTTCGTCCATTCTTCCCCATAAGATTGATATTTCTCCTTTGACTTCTTACGAATCTCCATTCGTTCTCCGGTGTTCATCGCTTTAGCTTTCACGCCTGTATATTGCGGATTATCCTTTATCCAATACGGAAGAGTACCACGGTTATTTGCCTTTTCAATTCGTCCCTCATTTTCCTGCATCCATGAATAAAACTCACTTGGCAGTTCAGTAACTTCATTTTTCGATTTGAATCCCGCTGTATCCTCTCCGGCAAGAATCTTATCAGTGAGCATATCTACTTCATCATCCGAAGCAAGTACACTAATCGCATGGCACATGCAGTTAGAATGCCATCCCGTAAACTTGAAGTCTTTTGGATATACTCCCGCTAGTTTATCGCAAATATCCTTTTCCGGATGATTCTTTGAGAGTTTTATTTCAATCCCTACAACAAAATCAAGTTGGGCCCACCTTTCATGATCGGCTGTCCGATATGCAATATTAGGCTCCGTCCGTGCCAAACGTTGAGCATTGCGGCTACTACTACGATATTGACCTGCCCCCGGATGATAAGCTTTTGCGTTCTTTGATAAAACAAGCTCTCCCCGTTCATCACGAACTCGTCGAAATAGCTTATCCGGCTCATTCAGGTATTTTTTCACCTTTGCCGCCATCGTATTTGCCGACATTCCTTGCCCGATACAACAATCAATAGACATTTCCATTTCTTGCCGGAACTGTCCTTCATATTTCCAAATACGTTGAGACAGGTTCAATCCATCATCTCCGGACCTTCGTGCAAAGAAAGAATCCATAGCTTTCTTGTTACGCCCAAAGTAGCGAGCAAAATGCTCGTTATCCACGACCTTCTTACCAAACACGGACCGAACAAGTTCATCCGATTTCAAATTTGCCTGCTCCCATTCATTAATGACACCAGATCGTATTTGTTGATATACGCGGGTATATAATTCCCGTAGCAAGACGTTTGCCTTATCTGATATAGTAGGATAGTCTGTGAAAGAAAAAGGCTTCTTAGGGTCGTGGATTGGTTCTACCTCCAACGCTAAAGAGATAAGCCGTTCCATCACATCCAGGTAGATTACCCGGACGCTTGCAGCATATCCTTCGGTACGTTGGAGTAATGCCCGTTTATACTTGTTCTCATCAATCTTTGCCATGCCTTTTATTCTGCACTACCGAAAATATCTTGTTTATACCGGTCCTTCTCTTCCTGCAACTCTTGCTCATGTTGGGCTCTCAAACGCTCTTTTTCCAGATTAGCATCCTTGATGATCGGATTCATTTCGATAAATGTTTCATCAGACATACCACCGGCATTTTTAGTTGAGATCAGATTTTTTAATACGGCTTCAATATCTTCTCCGAACGGTTCTTGAAATTCATGTTCCACGACTAGGTTATCACACTCACCTCGAAGAGAAATATCCAGAACGTTACCAATTATAGCAATAAGGACACTAGCTATACGATCTGCATACTCATCGTGTCTTTCTTTATGTCTGTCCGCCTTGATTACAGCCAAAAGCATAAGCTGTTTCAATGCTTTAGCCGAAATCTGGGAAAGGCTCTTCATCGTATCAAAGTCTATTTTAGGGGTGAAAGTGAAACGATGAATCTTATCGTCCAACTCCTCCGCTTCTTGCTTCTGATTTTCCGGTGCATTATCCCACGTCAGATATTTCATATCCGGTTTTTTAGAACCGTCTAACGAAGGTTTCAAAGCAAAAAATTTGCTATCCTCACCTTTTTCCGGAAGAGAATTAACAATATCCGCATCAGCAACTAAAGCAGGATCAGAAAAACGATCATTGACATCGGCTCTACGGCTTACCATCATTTCTTTACGGTGCATCATAGGTTCAACACCAGCACACTCCGGTTCCTGCTCAAAAAGAACCACGCATATCTTCTTTGCAAGATTCACCTCTTCCTCAATATCCCAACCCATAGGAGCACGTTTGCAGTGATATATCGTATTCTTTGTATGTATATCAACATGGTATTTGATTTCACCGCCTACTTCCTGTAAGTTATACCCACGTGCAAAGCACATCATTCGTCCGAATTGGTCTTTACGGAAATATATATCATCACCCAGACTTCTGGCTACGACTTTGATAAGGCAATCCGGTTTGCCTTCATCGTTCCGATAGGTATGAAAGAGCAACGCACTTTGCCCTTCCGCGCCTGCCAGACGTTTTGCTTCGCGAACCTTCGCATTGAATCGGGTACTTTTAATCAAATCGATATATCTGGAAAAAGCCCGGTCTGTCCCCTTAGATGATTGCGTCCATTTCAGAGGACGACCATACAAGAATACGAGAGCTATCTCATTGATAAAAACCGGATAGGGAATAGGTATCTTCCATTTTTCTTCCCAACGTAGAAACTTACGTTTACCCGATGCAGGGTCTTTTTTACCAAACACCGCTTTATTCGGCCTATTCATCACCTCATGCTGCTGGGTATCATATACCTTCAAAGCAGCTTCAACCTTTGCAGAGTTATCCGTCATTTGTGAAAGCGCGCGGTTCACATCCTTAGCTTTCAACAACTGTTCAAACTCCTGATTGCGACCAACAGCCGCATTCACACCATTAACAATCCAATTAAACAATCCCATAATTACAACATTAAAAATTAACCACCTAAAGCACTTAAAATATATTCTTCATCTTCATCTGATAATTCCGCATAATCATCATCCAGAAGATAATTGATTGCATAAACCAGAATATCTACATACTCATCATGTGTCTTTGCCGGAAACTGGCTCACCTCATCTATAAACTCTTCGTTCCAATCACCTTCCACCAATATCACCCGGCCGCACTCTATTTTAGGCGAGACACCGTGTAGTCGCACTTCCTTGCTGTCCGTTGGTGCTGGTGTTCTGGTTACATTCAGTTTAGTGTACTTCTTTACTGCCTGAATGACAGTTATACCATTTGCCTTCGGTTCTATTCTGATCGTGCTCCGGCTATCATATCCATGTGCCCGCACATAATCTGGAATAAACCTCATTAATTCAGGAAACTCCTTCCAGACCTTTTGCGCATGGAACAAGTACAAACAGTTCTGTATCCGACATGCAGCAAGTATTCCGGACGGGTCATTGTCCGTTTTCTGTTTTTTCTCATCATAGGCAGTATCGAGAAAGAAGTGAATCGGAACACCGCCACGAATAGCGAGGAATTGCGACAAAGGAATATGCCCGAACCAACTTGCTTTGACGATATTACCACCTTCAACCGAAGGAGCCTGTTCATACTGTCCGGCATACCCACGACTACCGAGGTCAATCTTTGCTTCATCTATCACCTCCCTGTCAATACGTACAGGGTCCAGAAGCCCGTCAATGTAACGTTCTTTCAGCTCCGGAGGATTCACCCTCTCCGACACTTCTGCTGGTAGGCATATATGCCTAATCTTATCCTTTTTCTTTTTCAGCAGATACCCCGTCACATCATCATCATGCAATCTTTGCATAATAGTTACCATCGGAGTATTCTTTTTGTCAACCTTACGGGACGAAAGCGTTTTAGTATGGTCATTCGCCTGTAATCTCATTGCAGGAGACTCCGCCTGTTTGGGATTTACAGGGTCGTCGTTGATAATCACATGCGCGTGCTTTCCGGTAATTGTACCACCTGTCGAAGTAGAATATCTGGCGCCTCCCTTTATGTTCTCATAACTACCTTTACCGGACTTATCGTGTCTTATCACCACTTCCGGAAACAAAGTACGATACAAGTCAGAAGTGATGATGTCCTTCGACTTCGAAGCATGTTCTAACGACAAGTCACCCGAATAGGAGTTTGAAATAATCCTCAACCGTGCATCCTGCGTCCAAAGCCATGCATGCCACATAATAGTCACTATTGTCGATTTCGTAGAACCAGGTGGAATGTTTATCACGATGTCATAAGGCTTCTTCTCTCTGCGTACGATATAGCCAGATAGCTCTTGAAGTTCTTCACACAGATACGGAATATGCCAATTAAAAACCGGAGTTTCCGGTATAATAACCGCCCAAAACGTTTTCACGAAGTAGAAAAAGGATTTCCTACATTCATCCGCCTGGACGGCTCTTGCCATGCTCAATATATCTACCTGTCCTAAACTCACTCTTTTGCTGCTTTATCCTGCTTTTCTGCAATACCCAACAATACTTTTCTTTCTTCCTCCGATAACTTCGACACATCAAAGTCTTTGCTTGTTACCTGTACCCCCACTCCATCAGGGGCGACAATCTCTTTACGTTCTGTATATCCTCTACTTTTGCCTTTGGTTTTCAGATAGAATATGATAGCCGTAGTATCTCCCTTCTGTATTTTTTTCAGAAGGGAGGCCTCGGCAATATCGATCTGCAATTCATTGATAGCATCGGCACGTTCTTTAAATTCCGCATCCTCACGATACCAACGATAGAACGTCTGCCGTGAGAGTCCAACCTTCTCACAGGCAAACGTGACAATACCGCTACATTCCTTCAATGAATCGAGCAACTTTTCTTTATCTTTCTGAATGTCCTCTTCGGCCTTAGGCATTTTATATTCCTCCTCCCCTCTCTCTATAGATAGCCCCTAAAATAGCACGATAGGAACGTTTCTTCGGGTCCCCCGCTATCAATAACTGATAAGACAACTGACACGTTTTTGAAGATTCCCTACCGGACATTTTAACATAAAGATGTTTAGCCAATTTATAACCAGGATATAAGTCTTGATGTAAAGCGGCCTTTTTCATTGTATCTCGGAATATGACCCGATAATCCTTTTCCTTATCTTGCTCAAACTTCCGGTCTTGCTTAGAACTCCGGAACATATCAGTATCCCAATAAAGCATAACAAGGTCTGCATTTGGTTCTCTGCGAATCACCCGCTCATACAAATCCGGGTAGAACTCCATAACCTTGGGTAATGACTTGATTGTATCAATGCTAAAAAACTGACTAATACGAAGTTTATTCAACGGTACACCTGTCTTATACAGGTAGATATAGGTCATAGGAATAGTAAGGTTATTCAATTTGATATACAGCCAAACATCATTATCACGCCAATCGTATATTGGATAAAGAAATGTAGAAATCCTGATTGATGCTATGGACTGTCGGCGTTGAATAGATTCTGCCATTCTTAGACCTATCATTTGAGGAACGCTTTTAAAAATCTTCGCCCCAAATTCCTGATATGACATCCCCATACGAAACTTCGAGTGATTGCGAATAGCAAACTTAGGCATAGGTCTCACCCACACGCTTTCTTTGCCTGGCTCCCAACAGATAAAGCTTTCATCATTCGCTAGCCTATTGCAACAATTATAATGGCGTATAGGCAAACAGAACCAATAAAACTTTGCCCCCAAGGACATGAAACGTGAGCGCCATTCAAGTGCAATCTGCTCAACATCTGGATAAATGGCTTCCTCGTCAAAGAACACTACGATAATGCGACTAAACGGAATTATATATTTCTGCATTGTCTTTATCAGCATATCGCACATACATATAGAATCTTTGCCGCCAGAGAAACTGACGGCAACTTTTTGATTCTTATTGAATGCTTCGAGAATCCTACGCTCGGTAGCATCAACAACGTTTATATCTAAATCCTTTACGTACATCTGCGAATGATTTGGGCTTTACTAAATCTTTGCGTACCACGTTGGGTAATGAGCTTTAGAAACTCTTCCCTGTCAATCTTTGATAACCGGAAGATTTCTTCTTTACTCATCCCTATTTCCTTAGAGATTTCATCCACACTTTTTCCCTTCTCCAATAAAGCTTTCACTATATTTTCCATTGGTTCAAGCAGATGAGTACCACGGGCACGATTGAAAGTGACAGTACCATACATGTCTTGACTTTCGTCTTTATGTGCCACTACTACAATAGGAATCTTATTGCCGAGCATTGTCTTTAGCGGTTCCCTGCCGGACACAAGCCAACGGTGAAACCCGTCAATGATCGTAAAGTCCGGACGCACTACGATGGGAAAACAAAAACCATTCGTCAAGATGCTTTGCATAAGGAGATTCAGATTCTTTTCCAGAACCTTGTTGGGGTTATAGTCATTCGGCTTCACCTTATCCCGGTCTACAAACTGAATTTCCCGAAGTGGTTTGAATAAATCAACATTCTTATCCATAGCTCTATGATTAAATTGTTATCTCCTTGCCGCAATGCGGACACACCATTGTACGGGCTGTTTGCATGCCAGCTTCAATTTCATCGACTTCCTGAATGTCGGCAACCTCTTTCTCTGATGTGAACTGCTGCTCCTTCTTTACCGGTTCCGCAAAATTCACTCCCATATTGTCAGTGCTAACTTCATTGATGATCGCATCCAGATATTCTGGAGTAAAGCCGATAATATCAACATCTCCAATTTCTTTAATAATCTTCTCCACGTCCCCAAAATTCACATGAGACATTGTCTGAATCTTATTGTCTTCCAGAACGAGTTTTTTCTTTTCTTTGTCAGTCAAACCATACATGACCGTAATAGAAGCCTCTTTCTCTCCACGATATTCCAAAGCCTTTTTCTTGCCATGACCGCAAAGAACCATCATGTTTTCATCAACGATGATCGGATAATACTGCCCGTATCGTTCCATACTTTCGGCAATAGCCTTCACTTGTTCCTCCGGATGCACATTTGGATTACCCGGAAACTCCTTCAACTCTGACAGGAGTACTTTCTTTGTTTCTAACTTCCTTTTCATTCCTACACAAAATTTGATTGATTAAACTTTCTCCTGCAAGAACTGCCTCGCAGAAGGTATATAGTTAGCAGCTTCCTCTACCAAGCTACTATCTATTTCGTAAACTTCCCTAAAACCATTTTCTACGCTACCACACCATTGGCGTGAAGCCCAACAATGTGTACCAACACGAAAGCCACGCGGCCAAGAATAAATCGGAGGCATTGGAAGATGATAATAATGGATGATCGCAAGAATTTCCTCATGCCTGGTATCGGCAATAGGAGAAAAACGGGTGATACCCTTTGTATTGGTGTACATTCCACCTGGCCCTACATAGTTCCCATCTTGTATTCTTCGACCAAGACAAAGAATATCCGTTTTGTGATTCTTCACATAGGCATCTTGCGCCCGATGTTGGATGATGCTAAACCACTTTGCAGCCAAAGATGAATCATTCGGAAACAACATCTCTGGATGAGATGCCAACCATCTAAGGTCCTGCCCCGTGTTGATAATTTCCAGTCCTACCGGTCGGTGTTTGTCTATCCATTGCATAAAAGCTGGATATTCCAGATTACAACGCCCGAGCAAACAGTCATGTACTCCGGCCTGTTCCATTATAAAACCAAGAGCAATGCTATCTTTTCCACCACTCCAAGCATAAGCAACACGTTTGCCGTGGATATGTGGCTTCACCTGCTCGACTAAGCGATCTACCAGATTATCCGTTTCCTGCTTCGATACATATTGCTCGATGTTGGAGAATACACGAAGCCAGTCAGTGTGCGATGATGTTTGCTTTTTACCCAGAACCGCTTTCATAGCTCATTGAATTGTAGAGCCACACTCGTAATGAAAGCTCTTGCACCTTCATCGTATTTCAGTTGTAGCCAATTATACTTTGTCACCCTAAACCGGATGTTTGTCACGAATCCAGGCAGCGCACGCATAGAATATCCGGCATTAAAAACGAATCGTCCATAATCCAGACCTCCAAGCACCTGCAGACGGTCACCGTCCATGAACTTCCGACCATTGTACAAATTATCCCAAGTCGCATCGATCATGAACCCAGCAGGGAGTTTTATAGTACCGGACAATGTTTCGGTGAACATCTTTTCTTTCGTATTGTACGTTGAACGTGCCAAAAGATAAAACCGTTGCTGATAGTTCACATTCAGCCATGCGCCAAAGGAAACAGCTTCGGATGTCATGTTATACTGCAACACCTGAGTAACAGATAACCACTTCGCAACATCTGCCCGATAGCCGACAAAAGGAGCAACGGTAGAACCGTTACCATGCAGAGAAGTAGTAACCGGCATGAATATCCGGAACTTGGTTGGTTGAGTAATACCGTCGTAAACTTGCGCTCTGGCTACCAACGACACAACAATCAATGTAATGATGATAAATAGCTTTCTCATTTTCTACGTGATTTTTTTCTATTCAGTGACTTCTTCCCCTGTAACCGTTTGTATTGAGAAACTGATTTTCTTATATCCCTTGCTGTTCCTCTTGCAGATTCGGTCAATGCTCTAAATGTACGAATGTGAGCTTCCATCTTTTCTGCACAAGCTAAGTATTCACCATGTACCGCTTTTATCTCTGCAATACGTTTGTCCATATCGGTTCGGTCTATCTTTATAGCCACTTCCATTGAGCCACGCTGCAAAGGTTTACGACGAACTGCCATAATCCCTGATGCCAGGATGGTGAAAAGAGAACCGAATACGATCATCGGAATGTTACCTGTGAAGTTCCCATAAGCGAATATTGGTAAACCTACAATCATGCTCGTTAGGATGCCGTAAAACAGCCCTCTTTCGCTCATTCTTTTGCCGAGAATAGCGAACACCGTTGGGAGCATTACCGAGGAACGTAGGGTCCCATACAGCAAGAAAAGATATAAAATCGTTAGACCAGGAATGTTTGCTATCAGAATAGCGATGATAGTAACAACAATCATAGCGAATCGGGCTGCCCGTACTTCATTGGCAAAAAGGATAAAAAGAAAAATATTCTTCTGAATCCGACCATGCCATTTCTCATTCATGGATAACCGTTTCACTACGTCATGTCCGGCAACGGAACTCACTGCGCAAATAATACTATCAACGGTTGATATCAGTCCGGAAAGTATAAGCACAAAGAACAGGTATAAGAACCATTTAGGACAGAAAGCCATCACAGCCCCTACATTTGTCAGTTGTGTGTCGGATATAGCCAAACCTGTTCCGGCTGCAAAAAAGCCAAATACAGCCAAAGAAATAGGTACAGCGGCAAAAATAAAGGCAGCGGTTATCATTGTGCGCTTCACTTTGTCAGCTTTCACACAAAACACCCGCTGCCAGAACATCTGGTCCCCGAAGGTTCCGGACAACAGACCGATTGTTGTAGGAATACCAAAAGACAGGGCCACCATTATTCCGGTAGCAGAGAATAAACTACCAAAATCTCCAGTGATACCACCTAGACCATTAAACAGTGCATTCGGTCCGGCACTTGAAAACATTATAGGCAATCCAAGCAATAAAACAATCACGATCCAAAGCATCTTCCAGAAGTCAGTAACGATACTGCTACGAATCCCGCTTGCAAATGTGTACAAAAGCGGGCATACAGCCATGACAATAGTAGTTGCTGTAAACGATATTCCTGTAATCTTTGAAAAGATGGTTGCTCCGGCCAGCAACTGAACGGCAAAACTCATCGTCTGCAGCCCGAACGATTCAATGAGATACAGATTATGGCAACGTTTCGAATACTTCTCACGAATATAATCCGAGAATGTCCAACCATCCGGCCGGAGCTTACGCATCTTATTGGCAAAGAAAGCAAACAGAATCAATGTAAGAACATTCGGAACTACAAACCAAAACACACCGGCTAAACCTTGCGTATATGCTTTTTCCGATGCAACAAACATCGACGGAGCCCACACCCAAGTAGCAGCCATTGAAAAAGCTGTAAGCAACCACGGCATAGATCGGTTAGCAACCAAAAATTCTTCTTTCGTCTTTTTGTGTTTTCGTAGGAACACAACGAGCATCATCATAGCAACAAAGTATGTCGCAATCAGAGCCCAACCCTCTAAACTTGATAATCCTTCCATTTTCACACTAATTTTTAAGATGTAACATCTGTAACTACTTGGCAAATATAAAGAAAGTGCGTTTATTAAACGTATCTTTAAAAGAAAAATCGTCTAATAAACGCACAATATCCAATATCAACCTACTGTCTAATACCCAAACACAAGCATCGCAGCATCACGAGAATGTTCATTCGTCGGTTTATCGTATTTAGTTATATTCCTGAATGTCAGAGCATTGACTTTAGTTATTGAATCCTTAGGATGAATCATTTCAAAGGGTATACCAATATCAGTTAGAAAGTCCTCCCATATCTTAGCATCACGTTTAACTGATCCAACCCCCTGCAGCATTTCCCTTTCTTCTTCTCTTGTCTTATAACTAGATTGATACCATGTTCTTAATCGCGCATCTTCAACACGAACTAACATACTTCCTCCGTACGTTTTATACATTTCTATCACATACATCATTGCTTTATGAATTGCGGTAGTCTTTATCAACTCAAACTTTCTTGCAGTAACATTCCATGTGGCAACTCCGGTATTTACTCCGGTATCTATGCCGATAACAAAAGCGTATTTTTTAATCATCTTCAAACTATCTTTTTAAACTATACAAAATACCACCTCTCCCCCCCTATAGTCCCCCCCTCTCAAAAATTATTCTTTTTGGGTGACTTGAATCTCTATCATTTGCATACTGTGTGGAGAAGTAAACTTTTCAAGTTCTGACCTTTTTGGGAAAACAAGTGTCATGTAAGCATCGTCCGGAATAAACTTATACCGTGCAGCTTTTACTTCATAGATTGAAAGCGGTTTATCTGATTTCACAGTCAGATGCCAACGTCCTTCTAATATACTTGTCATAACCAAATTGGAACCGTGTAGGAAAGCACCTTCTTTGTACTCTCCATGTTTATCTTTACAGATGGCCGGACGTTCGTAGGTGGCATTCAGTTCCTCAATCAATTCATCGCTTAATCGTTTTCGTTTCAATGGGACCGGAACAATGATTGCCGGATTCAGTTTTACTGTAGTCGGTTTTTCTTCTGACTTCAAGTTGTTGTGAAGTACTTCTAATCCGGATTCTTTAATAATTCCCTCTTGAAGAGGTTTTAAACTTTTCTCTACGTCTTGCATAATCGTAAATTTTAATGGTTTATAATCAATATCTAAATTTGGTAAAGTGTATGATCGGCAGCGGCTTGTCGAATGTTATTCCAGTAAACCACGCTTTCCAATCTTCAACAGTCAGCCCGTCGTTCTCCGCTATTTGTTTCAGAGTAAGCATCGGCATTGGTTTCCCGTCGATACAATAAACTGCACGTTCTATCCCGTCGCCGACATCGGTATACTCCATGACACTCAAGGTTTGAAGTCCTACGCCATCATCTTTGCCGAGACGGAAAAGTTCTACCTGGACATTCCCTTTTTCGTAGGGCCTTCCTTTCCATTGCCGGACAGAGATAACAGCTTTCCCTTCCTGTACTTTTTGCATGATATCCGACCAACGTTCTAAATTGGTTCGGATAGTGTGTACTTTCATCATCCCAGATACCGGAGGACAATAGCAAGTTTTGCAGTCACCACCGCAGGTAGCACATTCTTCTGCTTGCTCTTGCGCTTTCAACGCCAGCTCTAACTTTTCTTTAAATCCGGTTTGTTCTCCGGCTTTCGGATGCTCTTTAGGAAACTCCTTCGAAAGCATCAATACATAAACTTTGGTTTGTTCTTTTCTCATGATTACTATTTGTTATTGATTTCTACCATGTAGTTCTGAATATGATTTCCACCCCTGTTCGGTAAACTGTTTAGAATAGACTTCTCCACGTGGCATTATTGGTTGCCAATTCTCATTACAAAACAAACGATAATGATACACTTCTGCCTGTTTACCCTGTTTACTATATGGAGGTTCACACCACAATAAACGACGATTATTCCCGAAGAACTTTTCCAGAATGTGTTCTAACTTCCTAATATCTCGCCCACCCGGAAAAGAGATAGACAAATGATAACAACGTTCGTAGTCTGGATTCTTCCACCATCCAGATGTATGATATCCAACATCACGAGTAAGAATGATAATACAATCATATCGCTCTACAAACCACCGGCAGCTTTCCAGATAATCAGTATGCGCGGAGCCGTCAAAAGTTCCACTCTTAGCGACTTTAGCTATACGAAGGAAGATGTCAGCATCAGTAGTGTTAAACGAAATTCGCTTCATAATCAAAAAAGCTTTGGTTGTTGTTGCTCCGCAACTATCTTATTCGCTCTCTCAATTTCATCGTCTATCTCCTTCTCCACCTGCTTACACTGCCGCAAAACAGTAGAAGAACGAGTTTGAAAGTATTCCTTTTGAAGTTTCCGCATGTAAGAAACTCTCTTGAAAAATTGTTTTGCATCCATAATGATAAGTTTTTGTAATCTTTTTATTAAATTTGCACCGATACTTAAATAGAGTATCGATTGACGTTCAGTCTCTCCTTCATAGAAAGCGGCAATTTTCAAAACAAGGAAATAGAATGGACGGTGTTCGTGTATTGCATTATCACAATATACGTGCCCGTTGTATCTATGCTTCCTTGTTGGGTTGTTTGCCGCACCTCTATGAAGGGCGTAGTTATTTTCGGGCACGTTCTTTTAAAAACATAGCAAGCATGAGCAACTTTAGAACTTTAAAAAACTTCTTCTATTTCAACAGAGAAATAGTGTATTTAATCGCTTTGGGCTACCTAGCACTTATCTTTGTGATTATAGCATTGAGCTTTATAGTCCGAGAGCAAAACAAAACAATTATTTTTCTGCAGAACGGAATAGTTAGAAAGCAAACAACGCAATACATCAATAAACCACGTGTAAAAAAGTTGCTAGAAAACGAATACAAGATGTTTACAAGTCCTAGCCACAGATAGTTAATTAGTTTTTTTCAGCCGGGATTTTAATACATTGTTATAGTACTCATCATCCACATAAGGCCGCAACTCTTCAATCTGGGATTCACTTAAAAGAACCCCGATAAAAGAAGGTCTACCACCGGACTTCACTGATTCAATCAATTGGCTTACTGATTCCATCATCTCTTTCAATAATTTAATCATTGCATCAGCAGTTGAAACAGACCATTCGGCAATATTTTCATGATTGGCAGAACTAACTACATATTCAAGCGAGTTAGCACAGTACCCTTGCATTGCAGCTTTCGCCAATTCATAACGTCGTTGTTCCCAATCTATAACCGGAATAATCCTTTCAGTCTTTATCCAGTACACATCATTCTTTGTCATTCCTTCCGGAACAATGGCGACTAACTTTCCTTCGCTTGTCATAAGAGGTTTATAACCTTTTGGAATTTCGTTTACTCCCTCGTGGGGAATAATAATCTTCGTTTTACTCATAATTATTTTTTATTTATCTGACCTTATCGTTGACGTTGCGTCAATTCTTCTCGTTTCAGACACTACTCTAGTATCTTTCGGCACAGCTTTCGCAATAGTATTATCCAATATAGCTACAGTATATTTCATAATATCCTGCGACATATCCACACCTTTAGCATTTTTCTCAATCTGAATAGCCAAATACCTTGTAGCTCTCGCTAATCGCTGAATATCATCAGGAATCTTCATATCATTATCAAGAGCAACACGCCCTAATATTTCAGCTATTTTCAATTCTATGTCCTTCATTTCTTTATTTGTTATTCATTTATCACTTCGACATTATACGCAATAATATCATCTCCATTCACACCATACGATTCAGCGAAAGCATCTTCGATTTTAGTAGATAATAAGTCTTCTAGCATTCCATCGTTTTCAACTCCGGCAGGAAGTTCGACTTCGCATTTTACAATCTTCTTCATTACTCTTTTGTTAAGAATTAAATTATTGCTTTGTCGATCATTTCTTCCGCCATTTCCACATAATCGATAAACTCTTGATTCTCGCCACTCATGTAATCTGGGTGAGCTCTCATGGATAACATCATACTATTAAGTAGATGCAACATTTCGGGAGCCTTAGATATTAGCACAGCATTTCTGCATTGGGTTGTCATTCCTCTTGAGTAGTCCATTCTCGGACTAACGTTTGCAATTACTGTCATTCCTTCTACATCTCCTGAACCTTTGATTTTCATTGCTAAATCATCAAAGACCCAAGGACCGGGTGTGCCTTTAAATTGTTTCATACTTGTATTGATTAGAATTAAACTTCCTTTTGGGTTATCAACATCTCTGCCTTGTATCGTTTTCCCTTATGAGTAAACTCGGTGCTTAATGTCGTTTTTGCTGAATTAGCATCTATCGCCATGCTAGATATAGTAATAAGGCTAAATTGTCCTATTTTGAGCTTATCTTCTGACTTGGTACTATTGATATATTCAGATAATTTGATATCGATCTGCTCTTGAGACAAAGGTTGATTGGCTTGCCATTTGGCCCCAGCCACAAAATCTTTTTGCGTCTCTTTGTATAGAACGTCTCTATCATCAGGATCATATAGCCCATCAGCGTATTCTTTTGCTGCTTTCTCTAATGTCTGTTTCATACTTCTATTTTTTGAGGGTTATTTATTAAAGAATTTGAGAAGTCTATCGGCTTCCCTTTTATCCCTGCCAACATAAATAACATTGTTAATCTTCCGTTTACGGATAATATATGCTGGTCTATTCATTACCTCAAAGTAGGCAAGCCGATAGCTTTCTTTGAGAGAAAAAGACTTATCAGAAGGCTTTTGTCTACGACAGACAAACTCTCCTTTTTTTGTATTTCTTTTCTTCATTCCTATTTTGTTTTACTCTAATTAATATGTTGCATATCATAAGATCTCTAAGAGTTTTTTCAAAGTAATATGTACTCCTCTATAAAAATAATTTTTGCGGCTTTTTCCAAAAGGTTTCCCATTTTTTAGAGGCTGGATAATTTGCCTTTTAATGCACCATCTATGATGTTCCCAAGTGCATGAACCCGCATCAGCCTCTGCATAGCTGATTTGTTGCCATTCTAATTTAGAGAACTCTTCTTTTGTCATAATTGTATCATTATTATCTTTTATAATGTTAAAGTCTCTTCCCCTATCTCTGTTATGCTATATAATATTTCTTTCGGTCTATCCGGATGAGTTCTACCTATAAGGCAAGCAGAATACATATAAATGCATTCTACAGTAATTTCCACACTACTATTACCTGACAATACTGCTATATCTTTCGCAGATAATTCACCAAAGACTTTAAGTATCTCCAATATTTGCACCTCTATTTTTGAAAGATATTTCTTCATTTCTACTTTGTTATTCGTTAATAGTGTCATACAATTCTTGTATCACATAAAAATCAGTAAGACCGTCGTCGCATATTTCCAATGCGGTATTGGCTTTGTAGCTCAAACTTCCGAGAATAGATTCTTCGGACACTTCGCTCTCACCAAGTACACATCCATTCAGTTCTTCTGAAAAATGCTCAATCATATCAATCGTAAACTGTTTGATAGCTCCAGTCTGATTGTACTTTTCATCTATTTTATTTACTATCTCTAAAGCTTCTTTTGCTCTTTTCATTATTTATTCCTTTCTTTATTATTTTGAATTATTGAAATAGTGCTTGTTGCACTTGCGACAATACTAATTTATTCGCATCAGCAAAGAACTTTTTTTTAATCTCAAATCCGTATGCTCTGCGTCCCAACTGGACGGCAGCTAATAAGGTGGAACCACTGCCGGCACATGGATCAATTACGACATCGCCTTTATCGGTAAAGATTTCTATTAACCTACGAAGAAGTGGAACAGGCTTTTGTGTATCATGAACTTTTGGCGTTTCATTATCCCGTACCCAATCAAAGCAATTGAATATCATCCGACCATCGTTGTTAAATTTGGGAAGCTTATCACGGTAAAGCAACAATCCATATTCACAGTTGCCGACTATCTTCATATTGGCTTTCAATACTTGTGCGGAAAAATCTTTTCTGAATACAAGGTTAATGTATTTATTTAGCCCATATCTCTTACCAAGTTCAATATACCGGAACTGATCCTCAAATTCACAAAAGATTATCATGCAAGGAGCTTTGCCTTTTTCTTTGGGTTCCTTTACAAGCATTTGGGAACAGAAGTGCATAAACTCGGCAGGGCGAAAGTTTTTATCGGTATCAAAGAATTGTTTGCCTGCCTTATCGCTTTCTCCATTCTTATTATCACCATCCACATACCATGAAGGGTTAGAGGCATAAGCATTATTTCCTAGATTGTAGGGGACGTCGGCAATAATTAACTGCGCTTTGGGGATTCCATAAACTTTGTAGTTTTGGAAATGATCGTTGAACAGTTCTACGTTTTTCATATCTTACTAATTTGAATAAAACTAAGCTGCCACTTTTCTTAATTCTCGTAGTTTCCTGCTGACAGCTTCGCAGAGAACCCGTGCCATATTCACTTCAACCGCATTTCCTATGTACTTTTTCTTCTCGGCTTGTGTACCAATGAGAACATAGTCCTCTGGAAATCCCATAATTCTTTTCAGTTCCGGAATCTTCAACATCCGCATCTTTATATCGACAATCTGATATAGTACCATGAAATTTATAATCTTCCATATCGGAGGGCAAAGCGAATCGACATCTTTGAAAATGAAAACCGGACGTTTCTGTATTACTTCTGAAAGCCAACCATAATAGTTATGGAAAGCATATACGCCGTGTTTCGTAGATATGAAGTAAGGCGGTGTCTTATCCATTCTAGCAATCAGTGTGAAACAAGGGTTATCTATTGAACTACCTGCACTTTGGTATTGTGGATTCATTAAATAGTGATGCTTCCGGTTGGCTGTGATAGTCTGCGCAGGCTGCTCTAAACTACTTCCTACGTTGCTGAAATTCGTGTTCATCAACCAAGGAGTGACAAGTGCATATTTTGGATTAGCTGTAACACATCCTAAAGGTTGATTTGCGGATGCAGGTTTACTCTGTCCATACTGCTGATCTATAAACACAGGTGCTATAAGTGAAAGCCTGTCTTTTGTTAAAATTGTAGGACTTGGAGCATTGATATCCTTACCTGCATCATTAAAATTGTAGGAACAAAGAAATTGAGGCTGAACGTAGTTAAACCGGTCTTTCGTTGATACCGTCGGGCATGGACTATTAACGGAACTTGTGTTATCACCATTGCTGTAATATGCGGCAAGAAAATCGGATGTTACAAGTGCGTGGTTATCTTTGCACTTGATAGTATGAGCAGGCCCAGAAACCGGAATATTTTTGCTATCTGGGTCCCCACTATAATACTTGCTTAAAAAATGAACGTTGGCTATTCCTAACCTATTTTGGCAACTAACCACCGGACAAGGTTCATCAATACCAGGAGCATTATACCCACCGTTACGGCTCATCGAATTCCATTTTATCATAAACGAATCCTTTCCTCCTGCAACAAATTTCACGAGCCCGGCAAATATACGTTCAAGCGTTTTGTCTGCTAACGGCTTTTTACGGTTAAAGATGGATTCACCCTCATCCTGCAAGTCCAGAACATCTTTCACCGGACGCCATTTTTCCAGATTACAAAACATATCTATTTTTCCATCTTTGCAATGGGAAGGTTCCGGCCATGTAATCGGAAGACCTTTTGCTGCAAATTGCCCGAAGAACCTACGTCTGGAAGTAAATGCACCATAATCGGCAGCATTAAGTATTTTATGTTCAAACTCATATCCGTAACTCTTTACATTACGTTTCCAACGTTCGTACAAACGTCCTTTATCTTTGGATATAGGTTTACCGTTAGCATCCATATCTCCCCAAGACATGAATTCTTCCACATTTTCAATCTGTATATACGAAGGATTCAGAGCTTCAATATAGCGGAACAAGTGTTCAGCCAATGTCCGGCTGTCCGCATCTCTGGGTAGCCCTCCTTTTGCCTTGCTAAAGTTCGTACACTCTAACGACGCCCACAATACCACATGAGCTTCTGGGTATATCTGCTTCATTCGGTTCACATGTGCAACTAAAGAAGAAAGTTCAAGCGTTCGGATATCCTCGGTGAAGTGCAATGCGTCCGGGTGGTTAGCTGCGTGGCTCGCTATGGCATTTTTATCATGGTTCACACATGCAACTACCTTCGCACACTGTTCGTCACTTACACAGGCTAATTCTACTCCCGTCGAAGTTCCTCCGGCTCCACAGAACAAATCGACATACAGCAGGCTAATCATTCTTCACCTCCTTTCGGGATAAAAGCATTCCAGCGTCTGGTTATCTCGTAGCCCAATTTCGCTGTGTCTTCATACGTTTTTTCAGCATCAATCAAACGATTTGTATTGGATAGTTTGATTGTAGCAATTGGATAACTCCAGCCATCTTTCAAACAGATTTGAACCTCCTTGTATTTGTTAGAAGGAATACAGATCATCGGAAGCTCCGAGTTCAAAGTGCCAGAGCAAAAAGAAAAAACGGGAGTATAAACTTGTTTTTCCGTTTTCCCCATCATTGCAAGATGGAGATTCATTAAAGCCTCTTGAAATTGTTTCTCGTCCACTTGTGTGACGTCTCCCCCTTGCTCGCTATCGGGCAAAAAGCGGGTAATAAGCTCTTGTGAGCTTTTAGGTAAATCATTCTTTGTCATAATCAGTTGCGTTAATTGTTATCTTCTTGATTCTCCGGACAAATGAATCAAATTGTAATATTTGAACCTGTCATTTATCCGACTGTAATCGTCTTTAAAATACTCTTTCAACTGTGTAGCTGATAAGTTTGTCGTCATGTGGCAATACTTATCATAAAACTGCCATATCTCGGCCCGGGCGAAAAGAAACTCACTGCATAAATCCTTCGTACCTGTGCCATAAAAGTTTGTCAAATCCAAACCTATATCATTCAAGCAAATGTTTATCGGTGAATATTGAAAAGCCTTTGAATCATCCTCATTGTAGGTATACTTATCCAAGTTGTTATGCAACGTGTAATAGTTCACCATTTGTCCGACAGATAAATTCAGAAACTGCATTGGGCTATTAATCCTCCGCAAATACACCGAAAAAGCCTGCATCAAAACTGTTTTTCCTGCACCGACATCACCACATAGAGCAATATTTTTATGTAGTTTATAGCCTTTATCTGCCGGATAGATAGTCTCTGCAGAACGACATCGATTAAAGTAGTGAATCAGAAAACGGATAACCTGCTCGTTACTTTCATCTACAACAAACGTTTTATTCTCACGAGCCAATATCTGCGTACCGGCTTCACATAAACATGCAAGATGCCGCGCATACGAGAAATCAGACATAAAATCAAAAAACTTCGTTGTAGTCAGGCTTTGCCCCATCGCTTGCGCTTCTGCTATCACCTGTCCGATTCGTTTTTCCGGATATTCGTTCTTTTTCATCTTTCCACTCTTTTAGACCTGTATATTTCCACCAATAAATAAAGCGACGTTTAGCGTCAGGAAGTGTAAGAACTGTGCTTTCTGCACCCGTAGATCGTATCCATGAAAGGAAATTATCAATTTGTCGGGGAATCATTAAAAAGAACTCCGTACTCAATCCAGATTGTCGGCAAGCATTTTCTTTCCATAATTCATCTTTCAAAAGCAAATCTTTAATATCACTAATATTTATAATCGGCTCCCTCGCTTCTCCCCTTTTGGGGATTATAGGGGGAGTATTATTATTTCCTTTACTTTCCTTTACTTTACTTTGTGCACTTCTTTCGGAGTTTTTAGGCATTTCCTCGGAAGAAACGAGTATTTCCTCGGAAGAAATAGGCTTTTCTTCGGAAGAAATAAGGATAAACTCTGATATTACACATTTCCGCTTTGATAAATTGCAGATATACTGATACCGTTCCTGTATTCCTTTTGAAGTTATGATCTTCTCTTTTTCAAAAAGTTCATTAGAAAATAACCCGATTACTAAGCAGCTTTTAATCACCTCCTGAATATACACCTCTTCATACCCCGTTTGTTCCGAAATGATGAAGGGCAACTCTTTATCCCACCTCATGTAATACCCTTGTTTATAAATAATACATAGCAGGAGAGCATATACAGTTACAGCTTTGCCACCTTGGTATTTGATTAATTTCCTAATCTTTAAATCCGAAAAGAAATCAATGTCAAAAGGGAAATATTCAAGTCCGATTTTATTCTTTCTCCCCATTTATCAATAGATTTGTAGTTACTACTCTCGCTGTTCCTCGTCCGGTATAACCCTCGTTAATACCCCTGTCTTATCAATAATAACAGGTTTCCCGGCAACCGTGATGGAAGTACGACAACCTTCGGGTAATGACTTTAAGAAGGTGCTTACTACCGGAGAATTGGCATTTGTACCAATCTGCTCTTCTATATTAGTTTCTGTATAAGGGTAAACGTCCATGATAGGTGTTTCGGATACCATGCCGATCTGATAATCTGCCATTGTTCCCTTCATACCTTCGTCCAACTTCTTCACGGCATCGCGCAAGTCGGCAGCCTGTACCAGTACTTGAGTGGAATTCTTTTTTTCTGCACCACTTTTGTCGTCCAGTGTGATGAAAATAAGTTTGCATTTGAACCAGCGGTCGGCAGCTTCTTCTTCACTTGTAAATATCTCACTATAATTAGCACGTTTTATATCAGAAACGGTAAATTCACCGGAGATAAAAGGTGTCATTTCTTCAATAATCCTCGCTTCTGCTTCCGTGAAGCTAAGCGCATCAACCAGATAAGGTTCTGTTACCTTTTTCTGCATTCCGTTTTCCATTACTTTCTCGTAACGGATTTTACACTCAAACCATGTATGCATAATTAATCTTGTATTTTAGATAGTCTCTTTATTATATTTTTCACTAATCTCACTGCATTTTGCACCCGGGTACTTTTACCATCCAGATCAACATTTTCAATAAGGACAGGAAGTAGCCGGAGCAGGTCTTTTACTATGTAATCAGGTACGCTTTTCATAATCTTTGCAGACAATTAGTAAGGAATTCGACTGACATTTATAACCAATCCTTTGTTAGCTGCAAACACCGGCTTACCCGTCAAACTGATAACCTCGTCCACGAACCTCTTCTCATTCGAATTGCCATCACTCAAATGAATGAGTACAATATTCTGTGTCTGTGATAAATCATTTTCTGATAGCAACCCTTTAATAGTCTCAATCTCCATGTGCGATTTGAGCAATCGGGGACGCATAGATATCGGTATACGTCCATCTGCTATATTACGATCAAGAATATCATCCGCATAATTCGCTTCTACAAGCCAATGATTCACATTATCAAAAGTATAATCACAATAGAAAGTATCAGTAAGAAAAACAAGCCTTCCCATATCTGGATGATCTACCTGATAACCAAAAGCCGGAACGTCATGTTGTACTTCAAAAGGAATCACTTTAAAATTCCCTACTCTATAACCACGGCCTGGCTCTGCGATCTTCGCGAATGGAGGCATAACGGAGAATCCCTTGCTTTTATAAACAGCTTCCGGTGAAATTACCGGAAATCCTATCTTTAGATACTCTGTGTAAAATCCTGCATGGTCTCCGTGCTCATGACTTACCAGGCAACCGACTATCTTCTTGATGTTGTAGTTCATCGCAGCTTTGACCTTCGGCAGTTTTATTCCTGCTTCAATTATCAATGCTTCATCCTTGTTTTCAAGGATATAGCAATTACCGAGACTATTACTTCCTAATACTTTCAGTTTCATACTCCAAATAGTTTAGAATACAACTCATAGTTCCTCTTCTCCGTTCCGGTATCTTCTTGGTAATACTTTGCGCGTTTACAGAATTCATCATAGCACTTAGGACAATACCATTGGTTTAGAACGGCTATATAATACCCCTTTTCTGCAGGGGTATTACAATAGTCACAGATACCATATCCTCCGGCTTTAGCAGACAGTTCCGCTGCCGAAACCTCTATTACCAGAAATCCTTTTTCGTTATCTACTTTCTTCGCCATAATTGAATTAATACGGAGGAGGGGCATCGTTTGTTACTTTCGGTTGCTGGGTAGTGGCAGGTTTAGGAGCAGTAGGCTTCACTTCCTCAAACTTGGCGTCCTCAATATCTCCTAAACGCTTTTTATTAGCAGCCCCTTCTATTTGGACCGCACGCTGTCCGGCAGCAATATCAGTTTCCGTTTCATCCGGTTCATCAAATAGAGCTGAATCATCAGACATACCAATAAGAATTTTGCAAGCACGTCCGATCACGGTTTTCTTTGCCATTTCGTCACCGAAATTTTTATGTGCCGGAGAACCGCCTTTCGTAGCTCCCTGCATCCACGCCTGTTTTATCTGGGCGAAATTCATAATCTCAACAATACTCCGTCCGTCCTCGGTCGTGAGAATAGCATAAGCCCCTTTAACCTTGTTTGCATCCAAACCTTCCAAAGTCTGCTCATGTTTGATAATCTTTTTAAGCCCGGTCTGCGTATCAACAGAGAATATAAATTCATCCCCTTCATATACGCAATTGGCAATGGCCGTTTTAACACCGCCCACACGTTTGGCGATGGCAAGGGTTCCAAGGTAGCTACGTTGCAAAGTAAGTTTGCTACCATATACAATAAAGTAGCACTGCTTTTTCATCGGAGAAAGCCCTTGAACGACCATGTCAAGCAAAGCATTTGCAACACTTTCTTTCGTACATACCACCAATGCAGGTTTATCATTCCGATCCTTCGTTTCTTGAAGAATAAGCCATGCCGATTTCAATGCATTTGCCGCTGAATAGTTAGTCGGAAGTTTGAGCTCTCCTGCTTCTTCAAAGTCTTTAATCTTAGACAATACAATATCAACCACATCTTTCTGGACAATCGAAAGGTTTTGTTGCGGTTGTTGTGCAGGAGCCGGTTGTGCTCCACTTTTGTTGTCAAACATACCTCCTGTTTGATTCTGATTTGTTTCTGCCATAATCTGTTACGTTAAATGATTATTGAATAGTTAATTTTGCACCTCTCTCTACAAAGAGGTTTATAATTTGCGAAGCACACGAGATAAGGTTACACACACTTTCACGATTATCTAACCATATAGGGGCTGTTACACCCTTTGCCCGGCAAATAGCATTGATGATATCAATACCGGCATTCATCTTCGCTGCAGTGTTCAAATCGGAATAAGGAGTACCGTCTACCATACACTCGCAAGTGTCAAACTCGGTTCCATCTACCTGCGTATCGAACATCCGAAATTGAACATAGGAGAAAGCTGAATTGATACGCTTCTCTACCAGAGAGACCTTCGATTTCATAAAGTCAAGTATCGAGGCTTCAATCTGTTCGTAGTCGGCAATCTGCTGCTGCATATTCGAAAGTTGAGACTGCAGCTCATCAATCCGCTTCTGGGTACGTTCAATCTGTTCCCTTTTGGATAGTCTTTCTTTGAGGGCATATATATCCGATTGAAGAACTTTTTTAGCGGCAGTATATTCCGATACATCAGCAGGAGTATAATTTGTCCTTAGAGACTCTTCCAATAGTGCAATCTCTTTTTTCAGAGAAATATACTTTTCATTCCGTTCTACAGCTTCCGTAACATCGACTATTTTCGGCTCTGAATTCTGCAACTGCTGTTTCTCGACTTCCAAAGTAGATAACAGATTCTTTTTTTCTTTGATAGCCTGTTCAATGTCTTGAACCTGTTTTTGTAAATCCTCAATCTTAGTTTTGAGTGCAGTTCCTTTCTTGATATTGTCATTCAAACGAGTAGATTTATTAGTTTGGAAAGTATCTTGCATTTCTTGCAACTTACTATCATAATCCTCACCTTCAAATGTTCTTTTACATGTAGGGCAGACAAGGCATGAACTATCAACTTCAAACTGCATCAAATTGATATTCTTATATTCCTCATACAATTTACTTCTTTGCGATTGATATTCCGTCAAAGAGTTATTTAGCGTTAATAGCTTGTTTTCCAAATAGCGAATATCCGTATTCATATTAGAAATAGAGCTTTCTTCTGCTGACAAATCAGAGTACCATTTATCATGTTCTGTATTGGCATCCTTTTTGATCTGGCGTTTAATCCCTTCCATACGCTCATACTTATCATCTATCTGCAGACGAACACTACGCCTACGAGCGGATTCCTCTTCGTCAGCTTTTGATTTGTCAGCAATCAGAGAATCATAGTTTCTAATCTCGGTTTCCTTTTCTTCAATCTCGGAAGACAAGGCTACCCAATCTTCTTCCTCTGGCATATTCCGGTGGTTCTCTTCGATACGACCAGGAATATCGGCTACCTCACCTTTAATTTTATTCTTCTGTGAAACAACCTGCTTCTTATATTCGTCAAGAGTTTTACCAGAATTGAGAGCATCAATAAGTGGAGTGTATAAATCCTTGTTTCCTATTGTTATTAACTCATCGAATACATCTGTATTAGTTATGTCACCACCTACAATCTCAAATAACATTCGCCTCTGCTCCTGCATCTTCAAAGAAGGGAAATAAGCAGGATTAGTTATCTGCCGGAACAGCTGTTCCGGACAAATATCTGAAACTTTAGTATCATATTCACGCTTACCCAAAGGTACATCATCTACGTAATAATCAACACTATGTCCATCCATCACCTCTTTAGTGGTTCCCCGCTTCTTCACCCAATTCTCTTTGTAACAACGACGGAAAACGGTTTCTATTCCATCTACCGAAAGGACCACAACAACTTCATGTTCTAATTTAGGAAGAGCTTTCCCGTCTGCATCAAGCGTTTTAATGTTGAAGTCCGCGCGGTTCTGACTATCTTTACCGAACAAAGTCCAAAGAAAAGCATCCATCAAAGTAGTTTTTCCCGTCGCATTGTCTCCGAAAACGTTAGTCACTTCCGGATCATAGTTCATTTCCAGAGAACGAATTCCTTTAAAATTAGTGAGTTTCATTCTCACAATCCTTATATCTGCCATAATCTTGTTGCGTTAATATTACAGGTTTTCGATTCGATATTTTCTAGGTGTGACACCTACATTCTTATAGAAAGCAGCATAGAACGATTGACGATTAGAAAAACCAACCATATCACTAATTTCTTCCACATTTTTGTCGGCATAACGTTTGTCAGTCAATAAATGCAAAGCATCCTTAATCCGATATTCATTAACCAGACAGCAATAGTTCATGCCAAAACGAGAGTTTATAACTGCTGAAAGATAGCGAGTATTCGTCTTCAATTCCTTCGCCAATTTTTTAGCAGAGTAATCTGGGTCCTTGTACTTTTTTTGAGCAACGACAATTTTCAGAATCTTATCGTATAACTCATCTGCTAGAGCAGGTCTGATTAATGACCTGTATTTTGCATCCTTCTCTTTCTTCTCCCTCAAATTATAGGGAGCCTTTTTCTTAATTTCTTCTGTACTCATAATGCTATATTTAAAGAGTTATTAAATAATCGGAGCCTTGTTAATTGCCCCCTTTGTTTTTTTATCTTGCACATTCAAGGTTTCGACCTTATGACATTTCATCATGCGATCTGCAACTGTACCTATATTAAGCCGTTTACCTATATAGTGATCGTGTGCCTCTTGCTCCGGGAGATTAATCCATGTTGTTATAGAATCGGTATCTCCTCCTTCACCTTTCAAATAGAGTTTTACTTTTGTCCTTATCATAGTATTTATGTATTAAAAATGTGCATGACGCCGGTTGAAGCCGATCTATTAAGGCAGGGCAGGCACCCCCACGTTCCTCATACACATTCAATTAGTATTTCTTTCTTATCAGTTTAAATCTTTATAAAAACAAAGCAGAAGAGGTGCTGCATAGCAAGATAGCCTTTAAACTACCTCCCTGAAGGTTTGAACTTCTTAAGCAATTTCCGTGACTTACTGTACACATTCGGCTTTGTTTCATTTTTTTATTTATTCGAATTATTCACTTATCTTCAACTATAGTTGTGTACCGTCAAAAATCCCATGTATTACCGCATATTCAGCATTGTAAACAGCAATCATTTCTGTTTTGGAATACATAAGCGGTGAGTTATCTGATCTTCCTTTGCGTTTGGGATGAAGTTTACCTTCCTTCACCATCTTTTTCACCCATGCTTCACCATGAGTAAATACCTCACCGTATACTGTGTCCCGTTCCTCAAAGAACTTGTAAGCCTCACGTTGAGTTATCAAGTCTAAACGTGGATGATCATACTTCCTCTGCGTAGCCGCACCAAGTTCGGCAGCGCCAATCAGAAGATTCTTAATTAAATATTGTTGGTCTGTCATATCAACCTCCTTTCTTAGTTGGGTACTTCGCCTGGTATACCAGAACTAAAGCCCCTATCATCATCACTAACGAAATTACTATCCTACATACTTCGGTAGCATTTCCAAGCACATAGAGAGCCAAAATCAATATGATAGCGGCTACAACTATTTCACCTCCGGTAAGCTCTCTTTCTTCTACTTCTTTTTTAGCCATAATCAGTGTTGCGTTAAATGAATCAGTGTTGCGTTAAACGGCCGTCTTAAATAATCCTTTCTCGGCTGCGTACCTATTAAACTCTGCCATAGAGTGAACACCCAATTTCCGGAAGCTGTTACGACGATGATTGTTAATCGTGTGGGAAGAGAGGAACATTCTTTTACCGACTTCTTCATCGGACAACCCTTCATAGCATAAGCGCATTATTTCAAGTTGCCGCTCTGATAAATTGCTGTTGAATTTCGGCTGACAAATAACCTTGAACCCTGCACATTCACCTCGCATCGGGCATCCTACGAATTCAAACTTAAAGTTCCAATTTTCATCAATATCAATTTCATTATCATACAGACCGAAATTACATTTAATGAATCGACGCACTGCAAGAAAATCTCTCCACAATCGGTTCCCGTCGTATTTGGCATAAGTCTCACGTAACGCCTTGTAAGCCTCCGGATAGAATTCTTCAAGAACTTCCAAGAACCGTTGAATGAATTCTGTATCAGATTCTTTCAACTGCCGTTCCGGCATACCCATCTCTCGGATAGTTACCTCACCTTCCGGTGTCGTATAGAATTCAATCGGTCGCATACTCAATCCTCCGGAAACAATTCTGATGCAGGTATCCCCAATTCCTTTTCAATCATAGCTTGTGCCAAAGCATCCGGTTTCTGCGCCCCGGACAACCAACAACGCACTGTCTTTGTGGATTTCATAGTGACCGAGGCTATTTGGTCCACAAAAGCAGACTTAGGAGCTTTTGATACTTTTCTATCAGGCAATGCGTCGTAGTATCCTCTAAAAGTCCTCTGATTCAATGTTATACTTTCCATTTCTACCATAAAATTTGCTATTAATCATTTTTTAATTACCTTTGTATCAACGTTGATGTCATAATCAACGTTGCGTTAAATGGAGTGTCCGGGATGTGAATCTCGGGCACTCTCCTTTTTGCCCTCCTACCCTCCCCATAATCAGCGTTGCGTTATCGTCATAATGATGTTGCGTTAAATGGGACGTCCTAAATTCATAATCAATGTTGCGTTAAACAAGCCGCCTAATTCTTTAGCTGTAACCTTAGGAGATTGCATAAAACCTCGATAGCACTCCAATGTCAATTTTTCCATTTTACCTCCTCATTTATTTGTTAATTACTTAGGATTAAACTATTTTTGTTCAGTTATAAAACTTATAACGGGACAAATATATAGCATTGTTCATTATAAACAAAGTAAATAATGAGATATTTTCATTATTTTAATGAAATATTTTATATATGAGTGTAAAAGAGAGATTAAAAGAGTTTATCAACTATAAAGGAATATCTGTCCGTAGCTTTGAAGCTAAGTGTGGTTTTTCGTATGGCTATATTGCCAATATGCGAGTATCCATGCAGCCAGAGAAAGTAACGAGCATTGCTGAACGCTATCCAGAACTTAACACTGGTTGGTTATTAACCGGAGAAGGAGATATGCTGAAAAACTATGAACAAGACAGCAAAATAGTGCATTCATCTTCTGTGCCTTACGAATTCGTTCAGGCTATGATTGATGAGCGAAAGCGACACGACGAAATGAATGCAGAACTCATCAGACAAAATGGAGAACTTATAGACATACTTCAAGAAAGGAAAAAAACGGATGCCCGCATGGAAAGTGCTGCCAGATGTGCCGATGCAAGTGGATCAGGATTGGAGAAATAACATATAAAACACCCAAATACTAATAATTATGAACAACAAGATTACAATCATAATATTTTTAATAATCACTTGCTCTTTTTCATCATGTAATAATGTGAGGAATAACTATAAAGAAACTTCACAAGCTGAATTTGATTCTTTACTTTCAGCGGTACTAAAAGAGAATCAAAGAAACGATGATTTGATTTATGTTACAGAAGCTCAAATAGACAGTATCAGAGATAAATATAGAGGCAACTATGAGGAATCATTACCTATGGGAGTTCACTTTGGAAATTCGGAAAAAGAATACGATAAAAGATACAATTCACTTCTAAATCAAGGAGAAATATTTCAATATAGTAGCAGCGGTATATATGCCTATAAATATAAAATAAACGACTACCGTATATGGGCGGTTCCCTATCCCAAATATGAAAGAAAAAAGATGAAATCACTAAAACTAATATGTTGGGATACTGATGGAGAAAATTCTCATTCAAAATTAATATCAAGCCTTTCAAAAATATATGGTAAACCATATTTTATAGATAAGAAGTATGCGTGTTTCTGGTATAGAACAGGACTTGAAATATGTTTAGAAGATGAATTAATAAACAATGACCCATATCCAGCCCAATTAACTGGAGTACTATATTATAACAATATAAAATAGATATATTATATTCAAATATGGACTACAACAAATTCACCATAGAGCTAATCAAAAGTTCCTTCACTCAATATGCAGCAACAGGAACAATAAATGAAGATGCTTTAGCAGATGGTATCAGCCAACTAAATAGAGCTATAGATAAGGCTCTTATATCCAACGAAGACACAACTGCCTTAGAAAGTCTGAAAAGTGATCTACAGTATATTAGATACGAGTTGTTATGACAAAGAAAGACGCTATCAAAATATTCGAAGATAAGAAGATTCGTGCTGTATGGGACGATAAGAAAGAAGAATGGTTTTTCTCTATCGTGGACGTTGTTGCAGTCCTTACCGATAGCGACAATCCTCGCAGATATTGGAGTGACCTAAAACGCAAATTATCTAAGAAAGGAAGTCAGTTGTACGATTTCTTCGGACAACTGAAATCGTACTAGATAGACAATTAATAACCAGAAGAAAAAGAAAACCCTAAGGACAATGAGTAAACCAAGAGCATATACAGAAGAAACCTTATCTATAATTGCAAGATTCTTCCAGACAATAGATTTTCTCGTATCAGCCAAACTGATGCGTGGAAAAGCTACTTACTGCAGGCTATACAACATTGATCGTCGCAACTTTGATGCACAGTCAAAGAACCACTCTCTGGGATTCTTCCAAGTTTCTTGGTTGCTAGGCCTAATAAATGATTTCAGAATATCAGCCGAATGGCTAATGACCGGGAAAGGTGATATGTTCAAAAAAGATAAATCCATAGTTAAATAATTAAATAAATAGAATATATCGAGTTTTAATCTTAACTTTGATAATAATATGAGCAAAATACCACCAAAACCATTATATATATACAGAATGGTACATTTTGACAATATTAAGTTTGTATTATCCAATGGTATATGCAGCAAGAATTATATGCAGCCATCAACAGAATATGTCAACATAGGGAATGATACGCTAATAAAGAAACGAGATACATACCCTGTGGACATAAAGCCAGGTGGAGTACTAGGTGATTATGTCCCCTTTTACTTTTGTGGACATTCACCAATGTTACTAAACATAAAAACAGGGAGGGGAGTACCCATGCAGCCACAGGAAGACATTATTTTTTTATGTTTAGAGCTATACAATGTTATAGAACAATGTAATGAATGGATATTCACAGATGGACATCCTATTGATAGTTTTACAGAATACTTTAATGAAACAAAAGATTTAGACCAAATAAATTGGGACGTAATTCCTCTTAGATATTGGAGTGTAACACCAGAAACTCCTGACCGAATGAGACAAAAACAAGCTGAATTCATGGTAAAGAATTTCGTTCCATGTAATTGTATTAATAAAATATATACATATACAGATAAAAGAAAAAAAGAGATAGAAAATATATTAGCATCTTTAGGGTTAGATATTCCTGTAGAAATTGATAAATCAAAACTATACTATTAATAATGATTAAGTATGTTATTGGCGATTTATTATCAGCCGAAGCTCAAGCATTAGTAAATACAGTAAATACTGTTGGAGTAATGGGAAAAGGTATAGCTCTTCAATTCAAAGAGAAATACCCTAGCAACTTTAACCATTATCTAACTGCGTGCAAAAATAATCAACTCGTCCCTGGAAAGTTGATTATTACTAAAGAATCAACAACAGATAGCGGAGAAAAAATCATTATAAACTTTCCTACAAAAACTGTATGGTATAAGAAATCACAATATTCCTACATTGAAAGTGGATTAGACGCTTTAGTAAAAGCTATTAAAGAATATAATATAAAAAGTATTGCGATCCCTCCTTTAGGTTGCGGCAACGGCGGCTTAAATTGGGACATTGTAAAATCCATGATGGAAGGACGACTTAGCGAATTAACAGATGTAGACATACAAATATTTGAGCCAAATGAAGCAGTAAAGGAAGTTTTAAAGAATCAAGAATTCAAAGGAGATGTTAAATTAACAGATGCTAGAGCCTTAATATTATACACTCTGTTCTATTACGAATTATGCGGAGGTGAATATAGCAGTTTATTTGTAGCAAATAAAATAGCCTTCTTTTTTAAGAGGTTAAGAGAACCTTGTTTTGCTAAATTGAAATTTACAAAAGACTTCTTTGGTCCCTACTCTGTTGGTGTAGACCATTTAATAAAAAGTTTAAATGGCAAATATCTTAGAGGAATGGAACAAATGAATGCAAAACCATTTGAAACCCTAGAATTAGATTATAGTAAAAAAGATGAAATCAGTGCCTACATAAAAAAACAATTAAAAGTAGAACAAGTAGATAGATTAAAACAATTACTTAAATTAATTGACGGCTATCAATCTGCATTATCACTTGAAGTCCTTGCTTCTGTTGATTTTATCAGGTCAGAATACCCTAATATAAATGAAGAAGAGACTATAAAACAAATGAAAGAATGGAGTGATCGTAAAAGAAAGTTATGTCTTGACAAATATATATCAAAAGCTTATAGGCATTTGGAAGAACATTCAAATAGATATTTCTTTAATAATAAGTAAAGGGAGTTTTTACTCCCTTTTATTTTTTCTCTTTTTCACACCATTATCGCCTGTCAGCACATAAGTAATAACACGACGGTTAGCATCATCATTCTGCGAATAATCCTTTTCTAAATACATATCTGTCACTTTCATTGCATCATCTACATGATTCAATGCTTCATGAACAACATATTTATTTATCCGCAAATCATTCCGGGCAATGGTCGCCCACGAATGGCGCGCAGCGTAGAATTCCAGATCGTCAATACCTAGAATCCCACCAATCTTTTTTAACCCCCTTATTAACGGCCGTATTTAAACAGTCTTTTGATGCGTACATTTTGTAGAACTTAAACACCCTACGTCCTGTCTTATCTCGATATTTTTCAATAAGCGGCATAACCTCTGGTTCAATCTTAACACTAATCTCCGCTTTATCACTTCGACGCCCCCTTGTCTTAGTTCTCTGATAAGTAATACGACCATCAGCTATACAATCACAATTATATAAATCGACAGTATTCATTCCGATAAGATAAAAAGATAAAGCAAATACATCTCGCGCTAAGTTTACACGTGTACATCCAATATTCGTAGAAGGTTGATCTGGAAGAGTAAGTATCTTCCTTATCATTTCTGCCGAAAGATTTCTTTTCTTAGCAGGAGTAGGTTTCTTCACATGGTACTTTTGGAATGGGGACCAGGGAATCCGGATGATCCCCATTTCCTCATCATTATATTCTTTTTTTGCCAAATTATGTAATGCGCGAATATAACCAGGATATAAAGATAGTGCCCGATCACCAAGTACACGATTACTCAACGGCTTTCTATCTTTCAGCCATTTCTCGTAATCTTCCATAAAAACAGAAGTTATTTCTGAAATAGCTAAAGTATCTCTTTTGATAAATCGCTTCAAACTTTCAATAGTCGTTTTATAGCTTCTGGCAGAACCACCATGCCCGTCCTCTTCCATCTCCTTTATTTTCCGGACAGCAAAAGCTATAAAATCAATGTTCTCTACTTTTGGTTTTACTCCATTTTCCAGCTCTTTAATCAAATCGTCAATAGGCATACTCTTCAACTTCAAACCAAGTTCGGTACAAATCGCTTCATACTCTTCTATCATCTTGTCCGTTTTATCCGTTATGTTCTTTTTAAGTTTAAAAGAGGAACGGGTGATATCGTCCTGCTTTACATAGATAGGAGTAGACAGATATTTTTTCTGCCGGTTATGCGTCACTCTAATTTTCACATTCCAAGTTCCGTCAGAACGTTTTTGATGTTTATACACCTCTGCCTTAAAAGTTGCCAT